GCCTTCTCGTCGCGAGCCCGAAATGGTTGCGATCCAAAGTTCTGGAGTGACGCTACGGAGCGCCGGATCCAAGCCGCCGGATCGCTCTGGTGGGGCTTAAGGATGGCGCGCCCACGCAAGCCGACCGCCCTACGAGTGCTGACCGGAAAAGCCGGCCATCGCCCGCTCCCGAAGAATGAGCCGAAGCCTGAGTTAGGCGCCGTGCCGCCGCCGTGGATGACGGCGCCGGGGGCCGTGGCTGAGTGGGACAGGATGGCTCCGCGCCTGCTCAAGCTGGGGCTGCTCACAGAGGTGGATGGCGAGGCGCTGGCGTTGCTCTGCGGCCACCTGGCAGACGCTGGCGAGCAAATGCGCATGGCCCGGCCGGTGGACCCGCGGTTGACATCGGAGATCCGTCAGTTCCTCGGGCAGTTCGGGCTCACGCCAGCATCACGGGCCAAGGTGACGAGCGCGAATCCGAAGGAAGACGTTGACCCGTTCGCAGCATGGAAGGTCCCGAGTGGCGGCAAGAAAGGCTGACCAGACTACCGCCTACGCCCGTGGCGTGATCGCCGGGAAGATCCCCGCTGGCCGGTTGGTGATCCTCGCCTGCAAGCGCCACATCCGCGACCTCAAGGACGGGAAGCGGCGAGGGCTCGTGTGGGACCCTGGGGCGGCAGAGCGTGACATCGGGTTCTTTGCGAAGCTCTGTCACTACAAGGGAGAGTGGGCGGGGAAGCCGCTGATCCTCTCTCCGTGGCAAGCGTTCATTGTCGGAAGCATCTTCGGCTGGAAGAACCGAGACGGGCTGCGCCGTTTCCGAGAAGCCTATGAGGAGGTGCCGCGCAAGAACGGTAAGAGCACGAAGGACGCCGGCTTGGGAATCCGCCTCGCCTTCTTCGACGGCGAGCAAGGGGCCGAGTGCTACTGCGCCGCGACCAAGAAGGACCAGGCGCGGATCATCTGGGGAGACGCGAAGCAGATGGTGCTTCGCACCCCGGCCCTTCGGAAGATGCTGCGCGTGTTCACCGGCAACCTATCATCCGAGGCGCTTGCGTCGAAGCTCGAGCCGCTTGGGGCCGACGAGGACACCATGGACGGTCTCAACGTGCATGCTGCGATGATTGACGAGCTGCACGCGCACAAGACCTCGGGCGTTGTGGACGTGCTCAAGACCGCGACCGGATCGAGGCGCCAGCCACTCATCAAGTACGTCACGACGGCCGGATACAACCGGGAGTCCATCTGTTGGAAGCTCCGAGACTACTCGGTCAAGGTGCTCGAGGGCTCGGTGGTAGATGACACCTTCTTTGCCTACATCGCCTGTGCCGACGAGGGCGACGACTACCGCGACCCGAAGACGTGGGCGAAAGCGAATCCAAATCTAGATGTATCCGTGAGCCGCACCGACCTCGCGCGCAAGGCAAAGCAGGCGGAGCACATGCCGGCGGCCCTCAACGCATTCTTGAGGCTGCACCTGAACGTCTGGACCGAACAAGCCGACCGCTGGGTAGATATGGAGGTATGGGACGGTTGCTCGGGTGCGGTCGACGAAGCCGCGCTCAGGGATCGTCACGCAGAGTGCTTCGGTGGCCTCGACATGGCGTCGGTGCGCGACCTGTCGGCGTTCGCTCTTGTCTTCCCCGACGAGGATGACGGCTTTGACGTGATCTGGAAGTTTTGGATTCCTCGCGAGAGCCTCGAACCAGGCAAGACTCACCGTAGCGAGCGGGAGAGATTACTCCTCCTGGGATGGGCGACACAGGGGTTCATCACGGTAACCGAGGGCAACGTCACCGACTACGACCTTGTCGAGCGCGACATTTTCGAGGCGGCCGAGAGCTACCGAGTTCTAGAGATCGCGCATGACCGCTGGAACATCACTCAGCTCATCACGCATCTGCAAAACGAGTTCGGCACCGACGAGGATTCAGTGCCTCGCGTCATCGGGTTCGGTCAGGGCTTCCAGAGCATGAGCGCGCCGACCAAGGAGCTGGAGAAGCTACTCCTCGGTCGAAAGATCCGGCACGGCGGGAACCCGGTAGCTCGATGGATGGCGGCCAACGTGGTCGTGCGCCAAGACCCGGCTGGCAACATGAAGCCCGACAAGGAGCGCTCAGCCGAGAAGATCGACGGCATCGTGGCGCTGGTGATGGCCCTGGGTCGTGCGATCACGCGGCCCACTGATGGCGAATCGGTCTATGACCAGCGCTTCACAGCGAATCGGGACCTCACGGAGAAAGGAAAGCAGGGGCCACCGCAGCCCCTAATCGACGCATGGTGAGACTCCAAGCCTCGGTTGTCGACCGTCTTGCCGTCCTCGCCGGTGCGGGGCTCGTCCTCTATGGCGTGTCCATGTGGTCACGACCAGCAGCCGTCATCCTCGCCGGGCTGTTCCTGTTGGCCGGCGCTCTATGGAGGACTCGCCAGTGACCAGCATGGTTTCGTGGCTTCTCGGTGTGCCGAAGGCGGGTGCTCTCGATGCGCTGGATGACCGGTACTATGAGCCGGCGAGTAGCCTCTCTCGTGCAGGCGTTCGGGTCTCCGCCGATTCGGCGATGAAGTCGTCTGCCGTTTACCGCTGCGTCTCGATCCTCGCGAACGTGCTGGCGATGTTTCCGAAGGCAATGTATGAGCACCTTGACCGAGGGCGTCGGCCGGCTCCAGACCATCCGCTCGACGAGATCATCAGCTTCCGCCCGAATCGCCGCCAGAACGCTTTCGTGTTCTGGCGCCAGGTCTGCTACCACCTGATGCTGCGCCAGAACGCGTTCGTCCAGATCATCCCCGGCGCCTCTGGCCGTGGTTGGGTTGGCGGGCTCGTCCCCCTGCACCCGGATCGCATCCGGGGACCAGAGGAGCTTCCAGACGGCTCCTTACGCTACCTATACCAGCGCCCGAACGGAGGACCTGCGGTTCCCATGATCGGCGGAATCGACATCTGGCACCTACACGGCCTGAGTTCAGACGGGCTCAAGGGCCTGTCGATGCTCGACGTAGCCGACGACTCTATCGGTCTGTCCCTTGCGGCTGAGCGTCACGCGGCTCGGTTCTTCCAGCGCGGGGTGAAGCCGACCGGGATCTTGCAGCACGAGAAGACGCTCAAGGCCGAGACCGCGCGGGAGATGAGCGAATCGTTCGGGCGCGTCTACGGCGGCGAAGAGGGGACCGGTAAGGTTCCGGTCCTCTGGGAGGGGATGAAGTTCAACCCCATCTCGATGACCTTGAAAGACGCCGAGTTCTTGGACTCGCGGAAGTTCTCGGTGTCTGAGATCGCTCGGTGGTTCGGCGTGCCGCCCCACATGGTTGGCGATGTCGAGCGCAGCACGTCTTGGGGAACCGGGATTGAGCAACAGGGGCTCCACTTCCTGATCTACTCTCTCCTGCCCTGGATCGAGTTGATCGAGCAGTCCATCCGGTTCACGCTCGTGGTGCAGCCCGACAAGTTCTACCCGAAGTTCAACGTCAACGCGATCTTGCGGATGGACGCGAAGGCGCAGGCCGACGTGTTCGCGATCTTGGTCGACAAGGGCATCCTCAACCCTAACGAGTGCCGCGAGCTGCTGGAGCGCAACCCGCGCAAGGGCGGCGACGAGTACGCGAAGCCAGGCGCCGCGCAACCGCCTCCGGCGCCGTCCTTGCCCGATGCGATGCGTCCAATGGAGCCGGACTCTGACGAGGTTGACGCAGCCCGGGCCCTCGCAACCGCCAGCGCGATCGCGCACGCGCGGGCCCTGGAGCTACTCGACGAGGAGCGCCAGTCCCTCTCCCGGCTCGCCAAGGAGCACGCCAAGCAGGGCGAGGCGTTCCGGGCGGCAGCCGCTCGCTTCTACGGCCACTTTTCGGGCCGCGTCTCGGTGGCTATGGCCTGCGACAAGACCTCGGCCAAGGGCTGGTGTGAGACCAGGCGCGGCCTTGTGCTCTCGGATGGGATTGCCGGACTGACGGACCAGAACCAGGCGGCAGCGGCGCTCGTCGCCATTGCCCTGAATGGAGGGCCCGCATGAACGAGCGGATGACTGAGGCAGAGCTGTTGGAGGCCGAAGAGATAGTCAGGGCGGCCGAACATGATGCCGCTCCTCTCCGTCTGGAAATCCTTGATGTTGCAAAACAAGCGGTCGCCGAGGTGCGCCGGCTGCGGGGCCTACTCAAGCCTTTCTCCGGAAACGTAGGCTATGACACCTGCTGCATTGGCTGCGGCGACGCCATGCATGCAATGGGCGAGCCGGGACATAGCCCTGAGTGCCCATGGATACCACTGGAAGCCGAGGCGAGCGCGATCCGCGCTGAGGAGTGACGCCATGTTGAGCCTGCTTCATGCCGTAGCTGGTCGCCCCTGGGCGATCCAGGCCGAGATAGCGTTCCACATCCGGGGCTTGCTGGCCAAGGAGGGGATCGCCGGCCTACGCCATCTCGCGGAGCTCAAGAGCGGCGTCCACGCCTTCGACGAGGACCGACCGCGCGCCGCCAGTCGCCAAGCGTTCATGGACACGGGCGGCACCGTGGCGGTCATCCCGGTCATCGGTACGCTGACCCAGCGCGGAGACATGATCGGCAGCGCCCAGACGCGGTCGACCGCCGAGATCGCTGCCGAGGTGCGGGCGGCCGCTGCCGAGCCATCAGTCGACGGCATCTTGCTTGAGATCGACTCCCCGGGCGGGGAAGTGTTCGGCATCCCCGAAGCGTGGGCTTCGATACGCGAGTCCGGCCGGATGAAGCCGGTCGTAGCGCACGCGAACAGCATCGCGGCTTCAGCGGCTCTCTACCTGGCGAGCGCGGCCAATGAGTTCTGGATCACGCCCAGCGGCGAGGCGGGTAGCGTGGGCGTCTACGCGCTCCACGTGGACATGGGCAAGGCTCTGGAGAGCATGGGTGAAGCCTGGGACTTCATCGTGGCCTCCAAGAGCCCCTACAAGATCGAGGGCAACCCATCAGGCCCGCTCACCGACGAAGCCAGGGGATACCTCCAGCGGAACATCGACCGCTATATGGGCATGTTCCTGCGCGACCTCGCCCGCGGCCGCGGCGTGTCGGAGAAGCGCGTTGAAGCGGACTTCGGGGGCGGCCGGATGCTGAATCCAGCCCAGGCTGTCGCTGTGGGGATGGCTGATGGGGTGGCCAGCTTCGATCAAGCCGTCAGGCGATCGGCAGACCTCGGGCGCCATCGCGGAGGCGGCCCCCGGGCGGACCTTGCAGGGCCAGAACCGGTCGCGGAAGATCCTGCCGCTCTTGCGGCCTGGGCAGCTCTTGCCGGCGTGAAATTGGAGGGACTCGAATGAGCGTACTTGTGGCAACCCCGCTTGAGGCCGCCGGTGTCAATCTCTGCACGACGCTGACCGGTAACGTCGACTCCACGAACACGATGGACCGCGGCTACACCCTCGGGGGCCCGTCCCTCCTGCGGGTAACCTCGACCATCGGGGCGGGGCCGACCGTGAAGTTCGACATCCAGGGCTCGATGGATGGTGTCGTGTTCTTCAACGTCCCCTATAGCCTGATCGCCACGCCGGAGACCTGGGTGGTGGCGCAGATCACGATCACGACGGCGGTCACTGCCTACTACGTCCTCAAGGGCAATGTGCCCTGGAAGTACCTCAAGACAGTGATGAGCCTGAACACGAACGTGACTCTCACCGTGGACGCCTGGCCCACGTATTACAAGGGCTAAGAATGGGGGGGCTTGACAGCCTATGGTATAATCCTCAGTGACGTAGAAAGGGCTCCGGTCGCCTCAGCCTTCGGGCCTCTCCGACCGACCATCGCAGCACCGCGCCACTGGCGCCCCTGCTGTTTCGGCATCTGACGTTTTTCAGGTGCCGGCCAGGGGCGCTTTTGCTTTTCCGGGCCGGCGCATCAGGAGCTGCGATGGAACGACTAAAGGAACTCGAAGTCGATCGCGAGGATCGGCGCGCCCAGGTGAAGGAGATCCTGACCGCGGCCGGCAAGGACAAGCGGACCTTGTCCGAGGACGAGCGGCAGAAGGCCGCGACCCTCACCAAGGAACTCGAGCAGATCGAAGCGACGATCAAGCTCGAGGAGCAGACGCTCGACTGGAACCGGACCTCAGCCGTTGCGGTCGATCGCCCCGCCGGCGAGGTGACCAAGCCGTTCAAGCCCTACGCTGCGGGTCTCGGGGGTGCCAAGAACCCCTGGGGAGATTGCAGCAACGAACGCGGGCTGCAGATGGCATTCGGCAGCTTCTTGCAGGCCGTGGCGTCGTGCGCCAAGGGTGGCCCATCAGACCCCCGCCTCTCCATGATGCCGATGGCTGCCGCCAGCGGCCTCAACACGTCGGTGGGCTCCGAGGGCGGCTTCCTCGTCCGCACCGACTTCTCGACTGCGCTACTGGCGCGGGCGATGGGGGAATCAGTCCTAGCCAATCGCTGCACCACGATCGACATAGGGGACGGTTCGGATGGCATCGAACTGCCCTACATCGACGAGACCAGCCGGGCGACCGGCTCTCGCTGGGGCGGCGTCCAGGTCTACCGGCGCGCCGAGGCGGACACCGTCACCGCGTCCAAGCCGAAGCTCGGAATGCTGGAGATTCGGCTGGAAGACCTGATGGGAATCTGCTACGCGACCGACCGCTCCCTGCGTGACGCGACCAGCCTCGGTCAGATCATCCAGACGGCGTTCTCGTCCGAGTTCGCCTTCCGCGTCGACGACGAGATCATCCGTGGTTCTGGCGCCGGGCAGTGCCAGGGCCTGCTGTCCTCGGGGGCCCTCGTGAGCCAGGCAAAGGAAACGGTCCCCGCCCAGCTCGCGGACACGTTCATCACCGAGAACGCGCTGAAGATGCGTTCGAGGATGCCCGCCAGGCTCCGCAGCGACGGCGCATGGTACATCAACATGGAGTTGGAACCGCAACTCCCGATGATGACCGTCAAGGTTCTCAACGTGGCTGGCACCGAGTGGGTCGGCGGAGGCGCTCCGATCTACATGCCGGCGAACGGTCTCGCTGGCCAGCAGCACGACACGCTCTTTGGGAAGCCGATCATTCCCATCGAGCAGTGCGCGGCCATCGGAGACAAGGGTGACGTCTTCTTCCTCGCCCTCCGCGAATATCTGCTCATCCGCAAGGGTGCGCTGGAGACGGCGGAATCCATCCACGTGCGCTTTCTCTACGGGGAGAACACGTTCCGCTTCACCTATCGAATCAACGGGGCTCCGGCCTGGAAGACCAGCCTGGCTCCCTACAAGGGCACGCTGGCCCTCAGCCCCTTCGTCACACTCGACGCGCGGTAAGGAGCAAAGGTCATGTCCCATCTCTGCATTCCACAGGACGCCGTACCGTTCTCGCTCCTCCCGCCGGCAGCCGATGCCGCTGGGCGGACCTCGGTCTACAAGAGCCTCAAGGGCGCTGTCAAGGCGTGGATCGTCGTCTATATCAACCAGGGGGCCGCGAACACCGTCCTCCTGAGCCCGATGCAGGCGCTGAACGTGTCCGCCGGTTCAGCCATTGCCTGCCGGGCCTGCCGCATCTACTCGAAGCTCACTGCGGCGACGGTGGACTTCACGCAGGACACCGAGGCCACCACCTACACCACGGACGCCGGAACCGACGCCAAGGTGATCATCTTCGAGATCGACCCGAACAAGAGCCTGACCCCCGAACACGCCACCGGCGTCTACGACTGCGTCGCTGTGTCGACTGGAGCCAGCGCCGCCGCCAACATCACCTCGGCGATGCTCTGGATTCAGCCGAAGCACCAGGGCACCGGGATCACCAACGTTCTGGCTGACTAGGCGGGGGTTCGTGACAAGGCGCTCCCGCGCGTGGGTTAAGGCTCTCGCGCGGGGGCGGCATCGCAAGAGGAGATGAGCGATGAAGGTTCGGATTCTGAGCGGTAGTCAGGCCGGTGCCGTCGTCGAGCAAGAGCAGACCGAGGCCGAGTCCAACATCTCGACCGGATTCGCCGAGGCCGTGACGGACGGCTTCGTCGAGTGGGGACCTGGCCCTGGGCTCCCGGTGCTGCTCCATCAGGACCAGGTCATTCCAGCCGAAGCAGAGCCCGAGAAGAAGCCCGAGAAGGCGAAGCACGGACGGTAGCTGTGGACTCGAACCTCTATCTCGTCACTGCTCCAGCTACGGAGCCGGTGAGTCTCGACGAGGTGAGAGCGCAGGCTCGGGCCGGCGTCGAAGAGGACACCTACCTTGCCACCCTGGGCAAGGCTGCCCGGGAGTGGGCGGAGGCGTTCACGGCCAGGGCGTTCATCACTCAGACGTGGGAACTCAAGCTCCACTGTTTCCCGGATGGCGCGATCGAGCTGCCGAAACCTCCGCTGGTTTCGGTCACCTCGGTCACGTATCTCGACACGTCTAACGTCGAGCAGACGTGGCACGTCAGCCAATACATCGTGACCGGGATCGCCGCCGAGACCGCCCGCGGAAAGATTCAGCCGGAGTGGGGGATCGTTTATCCCTCCACCCTTCGCGTTCCCGATGCGGTGCGGGTCGTGTTCGTAGCCGGATATGGAGCGGCTTCCTTGGTTCCGCAGGGGATCAAGAACGCACTCCTACTCCACGCGGCCGAGGCGTTCCAGAACCGAGAGCGGCCGGACTTCTCGCTCGCCGAGAACACCATCTGGCCATGGGTTCAGACGAGGTTCGACTGATGCTCTCATCGGGACCGCGTGACCGCCGGGTGCGATTCGAGCAGGCGCAAGAGGTTGTGTCCGAGAGCGGGGAGAAGACGCTGGTGTGGCTTCCCTTCTTCACCACCTGGGCCGAGCGCACGCCGCTGAGCGGGACCGAACTCTACCAGGCCCAGCAGCTAGCGGCCAAGGTCGACACGCGGTTCCGGATTCTCTGGGGCTCGGCGCCTTCGGAAGTCACCCCGACTTCGACCTATCGCCTCGTGTGCGAGGGCCGGACCTACGACATCACGCACGTGTCTGAAGTCGGACGCCGCGGCGGCCTGGAGCTCCTGGCCACTGCGAGGACCGAGTGAGCAACAAGGCTGGCGTCACGGTGACAGGCTTCGCGGAGCTGGAACGGGCGCTCAAGGCGCTGCCCCGCGCGGTCGAGTTGCGCGTCGCGCGCGCGACCTTGCGCGACCTGGCCGAGCCGCTACGGGCCGGGATGGCGCAGCGGGCCCCGCGCTCGCGCTTCGCGAAGTGGCACCTGGCCGACTCCATCGTGGTCAAGCCGGTGAAGGAAGAGAACACGACGGTGAGCATCGCGGTCGGCCCCGAGCGGTACTTCTTCTACGGGCGCTTCGTTGAGTGGGGCGCGTCGCGCCGCCCCGCTCACCCGTTCATGCGCCCCGCCTGGGACGAGTTCAAGCCCTACGCGCTCGAGGCTTTGGGCGCCGCGCTCTGGGCGCGCATCACCGCCGCCGCGCGAAGGCTGGCCAAGCGATGACGCCCGTCGAGACCGCGCTCCGCACGCGACTGCTGGCGGATCCGGTTGTGGCCGGGCTCGTGCTCGACCGCATCGCCCCCTCGCCACTCGCCCAGGCGTCGGTGTTGCCGGCGATCACCTACCAGCGCGTCAGTGGTGCCCGTGGCGAGACGTTCTCCGGCCCCTCGGGGTTGGCGTGGCCGCGCATCCAGTTCGACTGCTGGGCGGGCTCCCACGCCGCGGCGCGGGGCCTGTTCGACGCCCTCCGCGTCTCGCTCAACGGGGCGGCGTTCATCGCATCCGGGGTAGTGGTCCAGAAAGCCCAGGTCATCAGCGAGACGGACTTCTATGAGTCGGACGTCAAGCTTCACCGCGTTTCCGCCGACCTCATGGTCTGGCACGAAGAGGAGTAGCACATGGCTTTGACCGCACGTCTCGTAATCGACCTCCAGAGCGACCAGACCAGCGCGCTCGACCTGGAGACCGTGTCCAGCCCGCTCAGCTACCGCAAGGTCTACGACATCACGAACGGTACGGGCGCGCTCCAGGCTACCAAGCGCTTCACCGACACACGCACCCTCGCAGCCTCCGGGACCGAGGACATCGACCTGTCCGGCGTGCTGGTCGACGGCTTCGGCACCACGCTGCTGTTCACCCGCATCGTGGCGATCATCATCGAGGCGGCGGCTGCGAACACCAACAACGTCCTTGTGATCTGCCCCGTTGCCAATGGGTTCATCACGCCCTTTGCCGCAGCGTCCGACACGCTGACCGTGCGGCCTGGCGGCGTCGCCCTCCTGGTCGCGCCCAACGCGACAGCCTTCGCGGTCACGGCCGCCACCGGGGACTTGCTCACCATCACGAACAGCGCGGGCACCACGGGCGTCACCTACAACATCATCATCCTCGGCTCGTGATCTGGAACCGGAAAGAGAAGGAGTGATCCATGGCTGAACACGCAACCATCGCCCGCATCGGGTATCTGAGCCAGTTCCAGCGGGGGAACGGAGACGGGCCGCCCGAGACGTTCACGAACGTGAACGAGGTCATCTCGTTCGAGCCGCCCGATGCCCAGGCCGACGACATCGAGGTGACGCACTTCGAGAGCCCGGGAGGCTACAAGGAGTACGTCCGCGGCCTGCTCGACGGCGGAGAGGTGTCCTTCTCGGTCAACTGGGACCCGGCCAACCGCGCGAGCCATGCCCAGATCCGCACCGACAAGATCTCGGGGCTCACCCACAACTACCGCTTCGTCCTCCCGGGCTCCATCGAGACCATCACCTTCCCCGGCTACGTCAAGGGGCTGAAGCGCAACGTCGAGCCCAACACCCAGATCACCGCCGACGTCACGCTCAAGGTCTGCGGCGCCCCGACCGAGGTCTAACGCATGGCCAACAAGTTCAAGGGTGAGGTCGACTTCGAGGCGCAGGGCAAGAATTGGGTCTTGCGCCTCGGCATGAACGACCTGATCGAGCTACAGGAGAAGCTGGGCATCGAGGAGGACGATCTGGCCAAGTTCTTCTTTCAGCTTGCCCGCTCCATGGGCCGGAGCATGAAGAAGACCAGAACGGCTATCACCGTGGCCCTGAAGGGCAACCAGCCCGAGACCACCGAGGAAACAGCCGGCGAAATCATCACGGAGTTGGGCTTCAAGCGAACCGGCGACCTCCTGGCAGAAGCGATCAAGTGGGCGATGCCCGACCCTCCCGAGGGAGGAGAGAAGGACAAGGGAAAAGGACGCTCTCCTGGCGCGAGTACATCCACGACGCAGCCCGCGCTGGACTAAGCCCAGACGAGTTCTGGCGGTACACGCCGCGCGAAATATCGTACGTCCTCCAGGGGGCCCGATGGCGCCAGGAGCAGGCAACACGGCTGGCGGTCACGGAGGCTTGGACAGTGGCGGCCCTGAGCAGGGCGAAGCGGCTACCGCGGCTCAAGAGCCTCCTGCGCACGACTGGCGAACGGGAGCGTCAGACACCCGAGCAGCAGGAGTCCATCCTCCGCGACTGGGCCGAATCGGCTGGCCTGAAGATCGAGCGTCATGAGCACCCGGTGATGTGATGGCAGAGCCTATCGGAGCCCTCCGCGCGATCCTGAGCCTCGACTGGGCATCGTTCGAGGACGCGTGCGGGCGCGCGGCCAAGGCGACTAACAACTTCGGGAAGACCTTCAAGTCCCTCGACAAGGACATGAAGGCGAGCGCCCGGGCGATCACCGAGATCGCTACGCCCATCGCTGCCGCCATGGCCGCAGTAGGCGGCGCAATCCTGCTCGCCACGACCAAGTGGGTGCAGTACGCGGATGGGCTCGACACCATGGCCGCGAAGAGCGGCCACACCATCGACTGGCTGCAAGCGACGGCGTTCGCCGCCTCGCAGTCAGGGACCGATATCGAGGCCGTCGTAGCCGGGACGGGAAGGCTTCAGCGTGCGCTGGTCGAGGGGTCCGCCGAGACTGTCGCGTCTGTTCGTGCGCTCGGGCTGTCCTTCGGCGAGCTGCGCCGGTCCTCGCCAGACGAGCAGATGCAAAAGGTGCTCGTCGCCCTCGGAAAGGTCAAGAACGAGAGCGAAAGGACCGCGCTGGCGACCCGCTTGCTTGGCAAGTCTGGGGCCGACCTGATTCCGCTCGCCGGCAACATGGAGGCGCTGCAACGGCGAGCCCGCGAGCTGGGCCTGATCATGTCCACCGAGGACGTGCGGGCGGCCGCTCAGCTCGGGAACGAAGTCAAGGCCCTGGGCTCCAGCTTCACCGGGCTGACGCAGACTCTCGTCGCAGCGATCACGAGCAACCAGAGCCTCCACACGATGGTCACGGGGCTGACCGACATCTTCGGCAAGCTGTCCACGGCTGTCAGTGGCAACCGCTCGGAGATGACGAACCTCGTCTCCCAGGGTGTGGTCAAGCTCGCGGAAGGTATGGTGCTTGTCGCCCGCGCCGGCGGCGTCGCGAACACTGTCTATTCTGCGCTGGCGCTGACGTGGGCATCAGCAAGGAACATCGCCCTACAACTCGCGCTAGCCGCCCAACGAATGAACATGCCTTCCGCCGGCAACGCCGCGCGGGACGCCGCCTCCGCAGCGAAGCGCGCAGAGCGGCTTGAGAATATCAGGCTCATCGAGGCCGAGATCACGGCTAATGCGCGAGCGGCCGGAGAGACCGAGGAGGCTTACACAAAGCGGGCCAACGCCATCGATGGCGTGGTCAAGGAACTGGAGGGGCTCAAGAAGAGCATCGAGTCCGTAGCCGGGCAGGAAGTCAAGGGCGGCAAGGACATCAAGAAGACCACGGGGGAGATCAACCTCCAGACCGCGGCGGCAAAGAAGGCGCAGGAGGAGCTCGAGAAGTGGCAGAAGAAGCTCGATCAGTTGAGCTTCGAGCGCTGGCTGTCCGCGACCGAGGCCAGGATGGACGCGCAGGAGGAAGCCGAGCAAGACGCCTTCGATCTCTGGCTCGCTCGGACCCAGGACCAGATGCGGCTGGAGGATGAACTCGACCAAATAGGATTCGAGCGCTGGCTGGGCATCCAGGAGCAACGGGAAGAAGTCGCCGAACGGGCGCACAGGGCCGAACAGGAACGCTTGCAGGACTTGGAATCCGGGATGCAAGGGCTCTCCGACCTGTTCGCCCACTTCAGCGCACCAGACTCGTTTGGTGCTTCGCTAGCCGGCACGCTCGAACGGGCGGGCTCCCTGATGCAGGAGTTCAATCGCTACACCCAGGACGGGATCATTTCCTGGGGCGAGCTGGCGGGCATGATCGCTTCCGGTGCGTCTGCCATGGAGCAGGCGACCGACAGCGCCAGCCAGTGGGAAAACACCCTCGGGGGTGCCTCCACAGGCGCTGCGATGGGATCGGCATTCGGTCCCTATGGGATGGCCTTCGGCGCCATCATCGGTGGCCTCGCCGGAGCGACAAGCAACCCCGACTGGGTGCGGATCATGGAACACGTGGGCGAGACCTGGGGAATCGCGATCAGTGAGGGTCTCGCCCGGAAGATCGCCCTCGATCAGGATCGGATCGGTAGCGCCACCGGGGCCATCGCCCTGCACCTCGCGGAGATTTGGGCCGAGGCGGGCGGCGTCATGGCCGTGGGGCTTGACCAAGCCTACATCGGCATGAACAACCTGCTCACCCTGATGGACGAGGGCGTGATATCTGCCGTTGACGGAGCGGAAGCATTCAACACGGCATTCGGAGTCCTGCTCCCTGCATCCATCGACAGAACGACTGGCCTGATCTCCCTACAGACCGCGCAATTCATCCGCCACGCGCAGGCCCTCGGGATCGACTCGCAGGCCCTGACCGACTTCATGGCGCAGCAGTCATCCGCTGCTACGGCTGGGCTCAACGCGATGGCCGCAGGCTTGGTTGTCACCGAGTACACAGCGGAGGGTGTGGGCGCCGCGATCGCTGCACAGTTCCAGTCCCTCCGCGACTCGGGCATGACGATTGGCCAGGCGCTCCAAGAGCTACAGCCTGCGATAGACGCATTCGCGGCCAAGTTCGCGGAGCTTGGGGTGTCCGGCGGTGCCGCCTTCGCCCAAGTCGGAGCCATGGCCGCCTTGGCTGGCGACGAGGTGGCCGGCCCCATGATCGAGGCGATCAACGGGGCTGGGGACACGCTGGCTGCGCTCTCGAATCAGGGCATCCTCACGCAGGAGATGTTCACCGGGCTGAGCACCAGCATGGCCGACACCTACGCGGCTCTGGTGGAGCAAGGCTACGGCGGAGCCACAGCGATGGCCATGATCGCCCCCGACCTACAAACGGTGTGGGAGCTACAGCAACGGTACGGCTACGAGGTCGACGCCACCACTCAGGCCCTACTCGACGAGGCTCTCGCCTCCGGCGCGGTGGGTGAGGCGCACATGTCCGCGCAGGAGCGCATCGCGACCGCCACGGAGCACTTGGCGAGCACGGTAGACCTGCTCGCCGAAGCCTTCGGTGTGAAACTGCCACGCGAGGCAGAACGGGGCGCTCGCGGCATCGAGGACGCGCTTAACGGGATCAGTGTCAAGCCGGTAAAGGTCCCGGTCGAGGTCGAGTGGCCAGACGGAAAAAACCCCAACGCTCCGGCAGTCCCCAGCTTCGCGTCAGGCGGGATCGGCGACTTCGGCTCGGGCACGCTGGCGATGCTGCACGACTACGAGGCGATCGTGCCCCTCGACAAGGGCGGGCCCGGGCTCGCGGACCCGGCGATGCTGTCGGAGCTGCGCGGCATGAACGGCATGCTGCGCCGGTACATCCAGGCCCAGCCGACAGCGCTTCGAGACGCGGTGCTGATGGGGCGGGCGTAAAGGAGAGAGAAATGGCGATCCAGACCTTCCAAGAAGTCCTCGTAAACAGCGTCACCGATGGCCCGACGCTGACCGCTGCGGCGCGGGCCTCGTGCATCCCGACCGCAGACCGGATCGTCCTGCCGAGTCACTACTTCAACCCGGGCAAGGCGCTGGAGTTCACGCTCGGCGGCCGGATCTCGAACGCGGTCACTACTCCCGGGACGGTGCGCTTCGACATCTGCATGGGCGCCGCAGGCACCACCATCGTGTTCGACACGGGCGCGCTGAATCTCAACATCGTGGCCAAGACTACGGTTCCTTGGTGGCTCAGGGTGGTGCTCAACTGCCGTGCGGTAGGCGCCAGCACGCTGACCACGTTCTTTCCCGAGGGCATCTTTCAGAGCGAGGCGGTCGTGGGCTCGCCGTTGCCCACCGTGGGCGGGAACGGATCGCTGCTGGTCCCTGTCGGAACGCCTGGAGTAGGCGCAGGGATGGACAACACGGCCGCGTCGATCTTGGACGTTTTCCACACGCAAACCGTAGCCACCGGCCAGCTGATCGTCTCGCAATTCCGCGTGGTTGCCCTCAACTGAGCCGGAACTGGACCCGGGGTGTAGACTCGGTGGCATGGAACACACACGCAGGACGATAGGTATTCTGGCCATGGCTTTAGGGATCGCGGCGGGCGCTTCGGGGCCACTCGGTGGGCCTCGTGCGCTGCGCCCTACCGTCCTGGCCGCGCCGACCACAACCGCGGCCTTGAACGTGTCCGACCGGACGTCAGGGACGCCCGTGCGGTGGCAGAACGCGGTAGGCGTCTCCGTCGCGCAGAACAGCTTGACGAAGACGGCGGCGGGTGGGGCCTTCGATGCGGGCGCGTCATCGGTGCAGACGCTCTGGTCTGGTGATGGCTACGTCGAATTCACCACGCTGGAGAACGACAAGCGCAAGGTGGCCGGGCTCAGCAATGGGGACCCGGGCCAGACCGATACTGAGATCGACTTCGGGATGAGGCTCGGAAACAACGGCACCGTCCAAGTTGAGGAGAGCGGCGTAATCGTCGCTCAGGGCCTCGGCGCCTACGTCGCCGGTGACGTGTTCCGCGTGGCCATCGAAAGCGGCGTCCTCGTCTACCGCCAGAATGGGACGCTGCTCTGGGTGAGCTCCGCGACGCCCACGTACCCGCTGCTGGCGGATACCAGCTTCTTCCATCTCGGCGGCACCATCACCAATGCGCGCATCTCCGCGCCCCCGCTGTACCCGGTGCGGTGGACCGAGGCGTCAGGCGTCGAGGTGCGCGGGAACCGGATTAGGCAGACGATAATCCAGGCCGGTGGCAGTGCTGGCGCTCTTTCGGCACAGCGCTTAACCTCTGGCGACGGCTACGTCGAAGTGCTAGCTCCAGCGTTCGGTAATGCTTTCATGTTCGCATTGACCACGGTCGGTGAAGCGCACACGTTTAACCGCTATGAAATTCTCGACTTCGCGCTTTACCATCCACCAACCGTGAACGCCACACTACGGGTGTATGAAAACGGACTCGACTATGCAATCGGTGCGACGATTCAGCCCGGCGACATTCTCCGTATTGGAGTAGAAGCCGGACAAGTCGTCTACAGGCAGAATGGAGTTCTCGTCTACCGAAGCCTCACGCTGCCGATGTACCCGCTACAGGTAGATTGCGCTCTCTTTCTGCAGGACACTACCTTTCGCGCCCGCGTCTCCGGCATGCGCGTCCACACCATGCACGAGTGGGACGCCGACCTGGGCGAGTGGGGATGGAGCCCGCTAACGCCAGACGTGCGGACCGACCCACCCGCGACCTTCGATCTAGGCATCCCCGGAACCGGCCCGCTCGACTTCGCGGCCGGCACTGGTCGGGCATCGTGGACGATGGACAACAGCACGTCCAACAGCGAGGGCACGCTTGGGCTCTACTCCCCGCAGCACGCCGACCACCGGGACGCCTGGGCGCTCGGCATCGGTATTCGCTACAGCTACCGTGACGACGCTGACGCCGAGCCCATCGAGAAGTTCCACGGGCGGCTGAAGTACGCCAGCGCCGAGCCGGGGCGCTACGGCAAGCGGCACGTCCTGTGCTCGGCCGTCGACTGGATGGACGAGGCGGCGTCGACAAAGGTCAACATCCCCATCCAGGTCGGAAAGCGCACCGACGAAGTGCTGACCACCGTGAAGGATGCCGTTCGTAGGCAGCCCCTAGGCGTGGCCTTCGACGTCGCGGACAGCACCTTCCCCTACGTGATCGGCGACGGCGACAGCACGGCGATGACGTTCATTCAACGCCTGTGCCAGAGCGAGCTAGGCTACTGCGTGATGCGCCGGGGCGTCCTGACGTTCTACAAGAGGACTTCTCGCCTTGCCCCGCTGCCGGTCGCCACGTTCGCCGGCACGATGCGCTGGCTTGACGCCCCGGTAGACGCGGCGAAGGTCAAGAACCGGGCGCGGGTGACCGTGCATCCAAAGCGTGTCGACGCTGCGGCCACTACGGTCCTCTTCGCGAAGCCAGACGAGAGCAATCCCGCGATAGACGTTGCTCAGACCATCACCATCACCGGGCGCTACACCGACCCCGCCCAGCTTGCGGCCCGCGTCGGCGGGATGGACATGGTCACGCCAGCCGCAACCACCGACTACCTGATGAACGCGCAGGAAGACGGGCTCGGCGCCGACCTAACGGCAAACTGCGCAGTGGTGGCCGTCTATGGCGCCAACCAGGTCGAGTACAGCATCACCAACAATGACGCGGTGGTGGGCTATCTGATCAAGCTCCAGGCCCGCGGGAGAGGCGTCTACGACTACGACCCCATCGACGCCATCGCGCTCGACCAGGCGAGCATCGACGCCGTGGGCGAGGGCATTATCGCGCTGGACATGGTCTACCAGAGCGACCTCAGCATCGCCGGCCCGGTCGCTGACTACCTGGTGGCGACGTGGGTAGCCGAAGGCGCGAGCGAGGCCAACGTCGAGTACATCCCCAAGACCGCCGCGGCTCTGTCGGAAGCGATGGGCATCGAGCCCGGGGACGCGATTGTGGCGAGCGAATCCGTCACCGGCGTGAATAACGCCTTCTGGGTGCAGCACGTCTCGGCTGAAATCTCCGGCAACGGTCCGGGGTTCACGTCGTTCCAGTGGGCGCTACAGAGGACGCTGGTGGCGGCATACTGGCAAGTCGGGATCGCCGGCTACTCTGAAGTCGGGATCACCACGGTGGTTGGACCGCTCTGAGGTGATTGGATGGCGATGCTGACGGCGGGCAGCAAGAGTGCGGCGAGACGGCTCCTACACTGGGACGTAGCCCGGGTGGTCGCTCTCGCCGCGGCGGGGCACGATGTCTCGCTGTACCAGGCCCGCCAGCGCGCTGCGGAGACGGCGATCGATGCCGACGTAGCGTCTTGGTCGGAAGAGGTGCGCAGCCTCTTCCTGGCCGTGCTGGAGGTGACCAGGACGCCCACTCCGGTCGTACAGCTAGGTATCGGCAGACTCCAGCATCCAATCCAGCGAATGACCAGGGATGAGCAGATCGCCAGCCGTGAACTGGCCCGCGAGATCGGCGTCCTCGGCAAGCTCCAAGAAGTCGCGCCCGTGCACTGGGCCGAGGGGGACTGATGGCTGTACCTCACACCTGGGTGACCGGGGAACTGGCCACGGCCTCGCTGCTCAACGGCTTGCGCGATGGCCTGATCGCGCTGGCTGCTGCGAAGCCGCTGGTCATGTCGTTTGGTGATCCTGGCGGGGCCGTACTCACTGCCGGGGTCAAGCGCTGCATCTACGTCAAGAACGGCATTCGCGCCGGCGGCTGGACGTTGGCGGCTGACGCGGTAGGCTCGGTGGTGCTCGACCTGTGGGTCGCTGCCTACCCCACGATTCCCACGGTGGCCAACACGATCACCGGGAGCGAGAAGCCAACGCTCGCAGGCGTGAGGGTCAACCAGGACTCGGCGCTCAGCACATGGATCCCGGACATTCCGAGCGGGAGTTTCCTGGTCGCCAATATCGATAGCGCGGCGACCATTAAGCAGCTCACCGTCAGCCTGGACGGTACGCTGCTAGAGCTGCTCTGAGCCCATGGCCTTCGCTCCGGTAACTAACGCAGCCACGGGAGTAGCCGAAAGCTCGGCTACGCTCAACGGGAGCTGGACCGGAGCCACAGCCGACGAGTCAGGCTTCAGCGTCGACGCCAAATTCCTGTGGGGCTTCAGCGCCTTTGATCATGAGACCAGCGAAATCCCCTATGCCACCGAGAACGGCTCGCACTCGCACAACCTGACGGCCGGCGATGGGCTGGGCCCGGACCGCATGATCTTCTTCGAGTTCAAGGCCAGGGACCAGGACGGGCCATTCGAGGGCGGGGGACCGCTCAGCTTCAAGACGCTGGCGGATCTCATGGCGTTCGGGACGCCGCACGTCTCGGCCACGCGCGACACGCAGGCCGACGTGGACATCGACTTCAACCCGAACTGCATCTTCAGTACGGCGAGCCTGACGGTGGCCTACAAGCTACTGGGTGATGCCTGGCCCGGGACAGACGGCACCACGATCAGCGCGCTCAACGGGACAGAGCTAACGAACCGATCGTTTACCATCACGGGGCTGCTGGCCAACACCGCCTATTCCTACCGCTTCAGGGGGAATCGCGACACGGTCAACGACACGACCGCCTTCTCTGGAGAGGGAAGCTTCACGACGTCTGCGGACCCTAGCGCGGTCGGCGACGTGATGATGTTGGGCTAGGCTTCTCCGACCACTGGAGAAGCGTGATCGCGAGCCCATCAGCCTTGATTTCCCACCGTGCGCCACAGTGTCGGACGCTCCGAGCTAGTTGCATGCCTTCCCTGAGCACGACACGGCTCTCCTCGCGGCACACGGGACAGCCCAGCCAGACCGTCGCGATGTCCTCGACCGTGAGCTTGAGGTGCGGGCGCCTCATGGAGTCCCCTTGCAAACGGTGCCGCGGCAATCGCGATCCCGACACAACCTCCACGGCAGGAAGAACTGCCGCCCGCAGCGCTCGCAGAACCAGCGGCGCACCCGAAAGTGATACCGGAAGGCGAGGAGTATCCGTGACATCAGGGCCACCCGGGAATGAAACGCTGACAGGGGCTCGGCTGCGTCATGGGAGACACCACGTCTCCGCAGAGCGTGCAGGCGTAGTGCCCGAGCCGCGGGTAGTCGGACTCGGGATTCTCCGGCTCGTCCCACACCCAGACGCACGTAGGCAGCTCGGAATGCTGCCAGGAGCCGACCCACCGATGCTCGTGGCCGGCGGGGTCCGCGTAGCTCCAGCCCATAGCTGGCTCGTTCATGCTCGTGACTTCGACCATCTCGGCCATCAGCTCATCCTCCTGGCCGGAGTTTGGCACCGCCGGCTCTCCGTGCCTTCGTCGTGCCTATCGCACCCCACAAGGCATAGCGGTGAGCGGTCGAGGCGGCTCGTAAGTCACTTAGCAGCATCATTCGGCGCGGCTCGCGGACCGATGTTTCTTTCACAACCCCAATATAGGCTCTTGACATCGTGAATGCAAGCGCCTATATTGACCTCGTGAAGAGGACAGAGATGAGGTCGGCACTCAAGAGGCTGGGCTGGAAGCAGACCCAGCTTGCCCGATACCTCAAGGTCACTGACGGGGCTGTGAGCATGTGGCTGAGCGGTCAGCGGCCGATACCTGGCCCGGTCGAATTGGCGGTCAGGGCGGTGGAGCCCATCCAGGGCCAAGACCGGGAGTCGGCGTGACCGGAGGCTGGCTGGCCTCGAAGCTGGGCGCCGCCGAGGCCAAGCCGCAGCCCAAGCGCGGGCGGAAGGGCGAGGAGGGCGCTTGAGCATCCGCTCGGTCTGGGCCGCCTTCCGCGAGTGGCGCCGGGAGCCAAAGCGGACCGCCATCGAACGGCTGCAAGGTGGAGACGTTGACATCGTGGCGCTCGCTCGCGAGGCGAAGAAGTGAAGCTCCAGCTCACCGCCATCGAGTTAGACACCTCGATTCAATGTCGAGCCGCTATCGACATCGCCGTCGTGAACGAGTACGCGGAGCGCATGGAGCACGGTGACGTCTTCATGCCCATCGACGTGTACGGATCGAAAACGAAGTGCTGGCTGGCTGATGGCTGGCACCGCGTCCTCGCGGTGAGGCAGAACGGGGGCGAGTCCATCGATGGGCAGCTCCATCCAGGAGGTCGCGTCGACGCGCTGAAGCACGCCCTCGGGGCGAACGCGCTGCACGGTCACCGACGCACCAACGAAGACAAGAGACGGTGCGTCGAGATCGCGCTCCGGGAGTTCCCGAAGCTGAGCAGCCGGGCGGTGGCCACCATGTGCGGAGTGGGTCACGAGATGGTTGATGCGGCAAGGCCATTGGCGGAAACCGCCAATGCCACCCGCACCACGACGGATGGACGCCAGTACCCGGCCAGCAGGAGGGTCGTCCCCACCAGGGCCACGTCAGTCCAGCAGGGCCTGTAAGTGAGCGAGCCATTGCGCGCCAAACTCCACGCCGCCGCGGACGCGATCGCCGCCGCGGTCGAGGACGAGCTCGCCGCGCACCCGAGTGGGGAGCGCCTGCTCACCCTCGCGCAGACAGCCGAGCGCCTCGGCCGCCACGAGTCGACCGTGAGGCGCGGGCTGCGGGACGGCACGCTGGACCTGCCGGTGGTGCTGCTCGACGGCGACCCGCGGGTGAGGCAGGCGGACCTCGACGTGTTCATTCGCGGGCTGGCCTACCGGCGGAGGCTGCAAGAGGCGGTAGGCGCGGTTTGCGCAAGGAGGACAGCGTGATCGAGTTCGCGGAGTTCCCCAAGATCGCAAGACTCAGCCGGCAATGTGTCATCACCGAGAAGATCGACGGCACCAATGCCTCGGTCTACGTGCCCGAAGACGCCGGGCCGCTCCTGTTTGGCTCGCGTACCCGGTGGATCACGCCCGAGACCGACAACTACGGTTTCGCGCGGTGGGCCACGGCGCGCGCGGAGGAACTGCGGCAGCTTGGGCCCGGGCACCACTTCGGAGAGTGGTGGGGCTCTGGCTGCCAGCGTGGCTATGGGCTGTCGAAAGGTGAGAAGCGGTTCTCTCTGCTCAACACCGGCCGCTGGCTCGACGCACACCACGGAGACGATCCGGCGTTCTTGGCCGGGAAGCAGCGGTACGCCCCGTTGTGCTGCCACGTCGTGCCCGTGCTCTTCGCCGGCATCTTCCACTCCGACGAGGTGACCAGGTACCTCAACCTTCTGCGTGAGTCGGGCTCGCGCGCCGCGCCCGGTTTCATGCAGCCCGAGGGCGTGGTGATCTGGCACGAGGGCGCGCGGATCTATTTCAAGAAGACGCTGGAGAAGGATGAACAGCCGAAGGGGACAGCGTGAGCGACGTCCATCGCCTCGTCTGCGGCTGCTCGTACATCCGCGTGCCTGGCCAGTACGTGGGCACAGCGGTGCCGACCGTAGACGTGCTGTCCGTGTGCCACGACCACGGGCCGAACAAGACACCAAAGAGGGGGGGCGTGGGCGCGCCTGCGGCCTCCCGCCCTGAAGCCGTACCCGGCAGCCGGCGCCCGGGAGACGTAGCGCCGGCATTGCAGCACCGGGACACCGGCGCCGGTGACGCTGAGTCGTGCCCCTGCCCTTCCCGGGGGCTGGGGCCCATCCCCGCCCGGGTTGCGATCCCCGGCTCAACGCCCACCACCACGCTACCGCAGCACACCACTGCATTCGCCTGGCCCTCCAGCGAGGGGGCCGGGCCCTCCTTGGTGGACGATTACTACGACGCGGGGGGCGCATGAGCACCGCCCCCGCCATCGTCCTGTCGCCCCGGGATCGCTGGCTGGCGGAGCGCCGAACGCTGTTGACCGCGTCCGACTGCGCGGCGGTGCTCGGGGCGGATCCGCACCGGGGCCCTCTTGCGGTCTACGCCTCCAAGGTCGCGGACGTCGAGACGGAGGAGACGTTGCCCATGCGCCGCGGCCGGCGGTGGGAGACGGTCATCGCGGAGGAGTACGCCGAGCAGACCGGGCGACAGGTGGCAGACCTCGGCACCTATCTCATTCAGCGGCATCCCGACGTTTCGTGGCTCGGCGCGACGCTCGACCGCGTGACATGCGGGAGCGCCCTGATGGCGGCCCCGGTAGGCGATTCGGCGCCGGAGTGTGGTCCTCGCGCGTGCGGGACGCCGCTCCAGATCAAGATGGCGCTCGGCTCCCCGGCCGCCTGGAAGGATGGCCCGCCCCTCGGGTTCCTCGTGCAGGTGCAGGTCGAGATCGCATGCTACGGCGCAAGCTGGGGCGCCCTGGCTGGCCTCGTCGGCCCTGGCCCGCTCGACGTGAGCGACCACCCGCGGAACGAGTCGTTCCTCGCCGCGGCGCTGCCGAAGCTTGAGGAGTTCTGGTTCCGCGTGCAACGCCGCCAGCCGCCGCCGGCTGACGGCCTCCCAGGCACCACGGCGGCGATCAAGAAGCTCTGGAGCGATGAAGACGGGACCACGGTCGCGCTCGACATGGAGACGCAGGCGATGGTCCTGTATCTGGAGTTGGCCAGGGACGCGGCGAGGAAGAGCGCGGCGCGCACGGAGGGTATCGAGAACGAGCTGCGGCGCCGGCTCGGTTCTGCATCGTTCGGCGCCTTGGCGGACGGGTCGTTTCTGACGGCTCGGAAGACGACCCGGAGCGGCTACACGGTCGAGCCGACCACCTACCGGGCGCTCCGCAGGTGGTGGCCGCGGCTCAAGAGGAGGTAAGGGAATGGCGACAGAGACAGCGATGGCGACGCCGGCGCCTGGGACGATAGCCCGGCAGGAGTTCTCCGCGCAGCAGCTCGAGGTCTCAGGCGAGACCGCGGGCACGGCGCTTGCGGCCCAGGCCCGGGCGATGGTGGAGGCTCGGTTCATCGTGGCCATGCGGCGGCCGCGGGACTGGGACGACGTCCGAACCAAGCTCCTCCGCGCCTGCGAGCGCCCCGGGTTCGCCGGATCGGCAGAAGAGAAGACCTGGGGCGCCGCCTGGTACCGGAAGCCGGTGGGCGAAGGTGTGGAGGGCTTCTCGATCCGCTTCGCCGAAGAAGCCGCCCGGGCGATGGGGAACATCGATATCCAGGTGGTGCCCGTCTACGACGACGCGACGCGACGGATCATCACCGTCACCGTGCTGGACCTGGAGAGCAACCTCGGCTTCCCGACGTCCATCGCCTTCGAGAAGACGGTCGAGCGACGATTCCTGAAAAAGGGGGAGACGGCCCTGAGCGTGAGGGTGAACAGCAAGGGCCAGCCGACCTACCTCATGCCGGCGACCGACGACGACATCGCGGCGAAGCAGGCATCCCTGGCGTCAAAGGCAATCCGCAACGGACTCTTGCGGGTGCTGCCTGGGGACATCGCTGCACAGTGCCGCGCACGCATCCTGGAGATCCGCAACGGCGCCGCGGCCAAGGACCCCGACAAGGCGCGCCGAGAGATCGCCGACGGGTTCGCGGCACTCAACGTGATCCCGTCGATGCTCAAGGATTACCTGGGCCATGAGCTCGCCACGGCGACCCCCGCCGAGCTGACGGACCTGCGCGAGCTGTGGCACGGGCTGAAGGAGGGGAAGACGACCTGGCCCGAGGTCATGGACGAGGTGCGGGCCGAGCGCGGAGAGGAGGGCGCCCCAAAGGCCGAGCCGAAGCCGGGGCTGGATGGCCTGGCGGAGAAGCTGAAGGCCGAGGCGCCGGTCCACGCCGCCCCCGAGGAGGTCCCGACCGAGTCCTGCAAGCACCCGACGTGCCCGCCATCGCGGATCGCGGCGCTCGCCCCGGGCCAAACGCTCGTGTGCCCGTGCGGCGAGGAGTGGACCGCCGAGGCCCCGGCGGCGAGGAAGCCCAAACAGACGCGCCTGGAGGAGTAGGGAATGAAGATCGAGCTTGGAGACATCGCACGCGACCGCCTGACCGGTTTCGAGGGCGTGGTCGTCGCGTCGACGGAGTGGCTCTATGGCTGCCGTCGCCTGACGATTCAGCCGCAGACGTTGAAGGACGGGAAGCCACTCGACCATTCCACCTTCGACGAGCCTCAGGTCGAGTTGGTCGGGGAGAAGTTCGAGCGCTACGCGGACGAGAACGCCACGGCCCCGGCCAATAAGGCAGCCACGTCCGGCGGTCCCAGGCCGGAACCGGAGCGCGGTCGGTGAGCACCAAGAAGGCCGGCCAGCTCCACATAGCGCGCCTACGTCTCGCAAACGTCCTCGGGGTCGAGGACTCGGTCATCGACCTGGACACCATCACCGAGCTGGCGGGGGGCAACGCCAGGGGCAAGAGCACCCACCTCTCGGCGATCCGCGCCTGTCTGGGCATTGATCGGACGTCTCTGGCCCGGCTGGTGCGTCTCGAGGACGGCCAGCCGGTGGAGGGGAAGCCGGAGGTCGAGGTCCTGCTCGTCGGTGACGACTGCGAGGCCAGGGTCACCCGCAAGGGAGACGGCTCCCCAGAGGTCAAGCTCCGCATCGGGGAGACCTGGACGGTGCCGCCGCGGCCAGGGGATTGGCTGCGCGACCTCATCGGCTCGGGCGCTAATCCCGCCCGGTGGCTGGCCATGCCCGACGAGGAGAAGGCCACCGAGGTCCTGGCGGCGATGCGGCTGCCGAACTACAGCCGGGCTGCAGCGCTCTCGGCCGCAAGCCTGCCGGACTTCCGCCTACCGGCCATCCCCGACGGGCTGCACCCCCTGGAGGACCTCGAGCTGGTGGAAGCGGCCATCTTCTCCTCGCGCACCCAGGTGAACGCCGAGGAGCGCCGCGAGAAGGACGCCGCGACGAAGCTACTGGCTGGCCTGCCCGCCGCGGCGCCGGCCGACGTCGCCGAAGAGTTGGGCGCCATCGAGGCCAGCGCCCAGGCCATGGCCTCGGAGTTGGCCGCCAAGGAGGTGGCGGTGCTGGCCGAGGAGCGCCGCGTCAGGCAAGAAACCGAGGCCACGCACGACGCAGGCGCGGAGAAGATCAAGGCCGACTTCAAGGGGAAGTCCGCCAAGCTCCGGGCAGAGCATCAGGCCCAGGCGGCCGCAATCCGGGCCGAGGCGGAGTGCCGCATCGCCGACCTGGCCGTCGAGACAGAGGGCCAGGTGGGCGTCATGCGGTCGGCCGACGAGGCCGCCCTCGACGTCATCGGTGCGACCTTTGCCCAAGCCCAGGATTCGGCACGCCTCAACCGAGAAGGGATCGTGGCGACGCTGGCCAAGAGCGCCGAGTCGCTGGCCCAGGCCCGCGAGCGGATCGCCTCCCTCCGGGAGAGGCACACCAACAACCAGGCGGACAGGAGGCTACGGGAGACCGCGGCAGAGGCGCAGGCGCAGGCGGCGCGCCACGCCGAGCAGTCCGACAAACTCACGGCCGGATTGAACGGCCTGAAACGGTACCGCCTGGAGCTGGCTTCCGCCTTGCCAATCTCGGGGCTCGCTGTGAAGTTCGACGAGAAGGGCAAGAAGAGCTTGACGCTCGACGGGGTGCCGCTCTCCCAGATCAATGGTGCGCGGCGGGCCACCCTGGCGGTGGAGGTCTCGTTGCTCGGAGCCTCCGTGCCCGAGGACGGGAGGCCAAGCCTGCCGCTGGTGCTACTCGACGACGCCGAGAAGCTCGACGACGAGACCCGCGCCGCGCTCTACCGTGAGGTGGCGTCTCGCGGGTCTCAGATCATCGCGGCCGTGGTGAGCAAGGGGCCGTTCCGGGTGTTGACCCAAAAATGACTCGCCGAGATGAGTTCGCGGCCGAGCGCCGCGCGCGACTCCGCGCCCTCCAGACGCGCGCCCCCGAGCCGTTCGACTGGCGCGGGCTGGCCCGCCTCCTGCGCGACGTGGTGCTGTGGATCGTTGTCGGGGGGCTCGCCGTCCTCGCCTTCGCGTGGGTGCTCGGGGCCGGGTTCGACTGGCTCGAACGGGTGCTTGGCCAGTGATCTCAGAAACGGTAGGCGTCGGAACGCGATGGACGCCTCGCGTTCACGGGCGCAGACAGGGCTGCAGCGCCGGCCTCCTGACCGATGCGACCGGCGAGGGCTGCACCTGCCCCGCCGACTACAAGCTGCTCACCGACCTGGCGCTTACCGGCCAGCCGCTCGATTCGAGAGATCGAGACCGGATCAAGGACGCAATCCAGTGGGCGCGGGCGGAGGTCGTCGAATGACCGTGATCATGGGACCGGAGGGCGTCGGCCCCTGGATCTGCCCTGCTTGCCGGGACGAGGGCTTGATCCCGCCGCTTCCGGCAGGGACGTGCGCGGAGCGGCTGTGTCTCCGCCATGCGGACGCTGCGGGGGTGGCTCTGCGGCCAGAGTTCATACGCGACATGGCAGCGCTGCGGCGACGGCACGCCGCAGTGAAGAGGCGGGCCGTGATGCGCGCTGCTGCGCGTGACGGCCTCGTGGCCATCGTGGCGGGCATCGTCGGGGGGCTCGTCGCCCTCTCCGGTTTCCTACTGTTGGCGAGGTGATTGCTTGTGACCTGGCTGGACAGAAACACGAAGTGGATGTTGCTCGGACTGGCGACGGCCCTCCTTGGATCGTACGTCGCCCTGCGGTTCGCGGAACGCGCCGACCATCGCGCGGCGTGCACCGAGGCGCTGCGAAGTTCTACGGTGGGTGATCTCGCGCGTCACCTCGTGTGCTCCCAATGAGGCGCGCAGTAATCGGCTTCGGCCTCGGCCTCGTCTTCGGCGTGCTGCTGGTCCTCGGCCCAGGCGCTCCGACCGAATCGCCGTGGCCAGCGCCTACGCCCAGCCCCACGATGGCCGAGACCGAGCAGACGGTGGAGCGGCTCACCTGCGAGGCGCTGGTCCAGTGGGCGGTGCTGCGCACGCACCTGCGCGACACCTGCAAGCCGCACCCGCCCGAGTGCGTGCCATGAGCGATTCAAAGTACCGCTCCGGCGTGATCCAGGGCATCGCCCTGAGCCGACACCACGGAGTATTCCCTCCGGAGGTCGCCGGCCTGGGAGCCATGCGCGGCGGACAGCCGTGCGGGCGCTGCGTGTTCTGCCCCAAGGACACGCACCTGCAATTCTCGCTGACCTGGGTGACCTACGGCGGCTTCCTCGTTTGTGGCGCGTGCGCTCGGCGCCTGCACGAGAACAAGGCCATCCCTGAGGTGCAGGCGTTGATCGCCCGGGCCCTGAAGGATCTTACATGAGCCTACTCGCGCGCATCCTGCGCTGGCTGTACCGCCGCGACTACGTGAGCGAGGTCACGCGCCGGAGCCTCGACCGAGACATGGAGCAGGACGCAGGCGCCGACGATGACGCGCTGACAGTCGCGCTTTCGCACCCACCAGAGGACGGGCGATGAGGGTGCTCTCACTCTTCTCGGGGGTGGGTGGTCTCGACCTAGGCCTGGAGTGGGCCGGGATGCAGACGGTCGGGCAGTGCGAGATAGACCCGGCGTGCCGCTTCTGGCTGGAGCAGCACTGGCCCGGCTTGCAGCGGTGGTCAGACGTGCGAGAGGTGACGGGCGATGCGGTTGAAGCGGCGTGCGGAGCAGTCGAGCTTATGGCCGGGGGCCCGCCCTGTCAGCCCGCCTCGCTGGCTGGACGACGGCAAGGTAGTGCTGACGTGCGATGGCTCTGGCCTGAGTTCCTCCGCGTTGTACGAGAGGTTGGCCCCCGTTGGGTCCTGGCAGAGAACCCTCTCGGAATCGCTAGCCTTGAGCCTCACGGGCTCGACTGGGTGTGCCGTGAGCTTGAAGGTGCGGGCTACGAAGTCTGGCCGGTCGTTGTTGGTGCCGAGCATGTCGGGGCTCCGCACCGCAGACACCGCGTGTGGATTGTCGGTCGGCTCGGACTGGCCGACACCGTGGGCGGGGACGGCCGGCGGGAACCGGGGAGGAGGCGGAGGCCGCGTCGGGCCCTACCGTCCGGGATTGGCGGGGATCGCTCGTCTGTGGCCCACGGCACGAGCGGAGGACAGCGAGTCTGCCGGTGCCCACGTCACGAGGGGGACTGCGGAGACGCTCACGGCTGCGGCGAGGCTCTGGCCGACAAAGGAGAGACCGTTTCAGAACGGCAAGAAGCAACCGCTCTTTGCCATGGTGCGGGCCGCTGGCCTGCTCGACCAGGAGAACCACAGCACGAGTGGGAAGCCCCACGCCTGGCCCACAGCGCGCGCAGAGCGACGCGGAGCACCGGACAGCCACGGGAAGGCACCGATCAGAGGCAGTCTCTCTCCGGCGTGGGTCAGTCAGCTGATGGGGTTGCCGACTACGTGGCTGGCCGCATCGCCTCCCGTCACCGGAGGGAAGCGCTAAAGGCGTTAGGTAATGCGGTCGTCCCCGCCTGCGCCCAGGTACTCGGGCGCGCCATCATCGTGTGCGAATCCCACCCACCAGAGGAGTGAGCATGTGATCATCGACATGTCCAATTGGCTTAAGGCTGAGCGCGAGCCTCCCACAGCCGAGGGGGCCGAGGCCGAGCATGAGGGATCTGCGCCCCTGCGCGCCGCCTTGGAAAAGCAGGCATTCCCGGGCTGTCGTCATCTTCAGATGACCATCGACGATAAACAGCGGACGGTGAAGTGTACCGATTGCAAGATGTGGCTAGATCCGGTTTGGTGCTTGCGTGAGCTGTTTCGATACTATGAGACGCGAGTGGACCAACGACTAACGACGCTCAAGGAATTGGAGGACCGATACAACAAGCGCCAGGCGCGCTCCAAGGAAAGGAAGGCCAAGACGAGAGAACAAAGGGCCGCGACCATGGCGGAGGAGCTGAAGCGAGCCGCCTACAACGAATACCGGGCGAAGGTTCTCGCGGCTACGGCTCTCCGGCAACGTCTCCGGGCCGACAAGATCGAGGCGGAACTCTCATGAGGACCATGCGCCTTGAGCCGCCGACTGGAACCGGAACCTGCGGATACGAGGCGTACCGCGGCAGATTGTACATCGTGCTCGTGCGGAATGGCGAGCGGCTGACGTGCGAGATACCGCTAGGCGAGATGGCGAGCCTCTGCCAGCTCAGCGCGAAGGTGCTTGACGCAGCACGGGCCAGGTGGGAGGCGGCGAACCTCACGAAGCCTGAGCGCCGGGAGCGCTCGGCTGCGACCAAGGAGAAGGACAAGCTGCGCGACCGCGAGCACAAGCGGGCCAAGCGCCACGGGGTGCGCGGCGCTCCGGTCGAGCCTCCCGAGGAGGCGGCTGTGCTGGTCACCGCAGCGCCAAAGCTTGCGCACCCGGAGGTCCGACCGTGAAGCGCCTGCAGATCGGCACCGACGGCTTCACGCTCGCCCAGGGCGTGGTGGAGGACGTCGTCGCCATCCTCGGTCGCCGCGGACGGGGAAAGACCACCACTGGCGTCGTCATCGTCGAGGAGCTGTACAAGGCGGGGGCCCGCTTCTGCGTGGCCGACCCCACCGACGTCTGGCACGGCCTCAAGAGCAGTCGCGACGGGAAGCGCCCAGGGATCCCCTGCGTCGTCATGGGGGGCGAGCGAGGCGACGTCCCGCTGTCTCCCGACGGGGGCGAGATCATCGCCGACTTCGTGGCCGACCCGACGAGCCCCTCCTGCGTCCTCGAGCTGAAGCAGTTCACCCAAGGCGAGCTCGTGCGGTTCATGACCGCCTTTCTGGCCAGGCTCTACCACAAGAACAGCTACCCTCTGCACCTGGTGCTCGACGAGGCCGACCAATTCGCCCCGCAGAGGCCGATGCCGGGCGAGCAGGCGATGCTCGGGGCCGCTCAGCGGGTGACGAAGATGGGCCGGTCCAAGGGCCTACACCCGCTCCTCATCACCCAGCGCCCGGCCACGCTCTCGAAGAACGTCCTCACGCAGGCGGGCCTGCTCGTGTCTCACGCCATCACGGGCCCCCAGGACCGGAACGCCGTCGACGACTGGATCAAGGCCAACGCCGAAGAGGGCGAGCGGGAGCAGTTCCTGTCCTCCCTTCCCGGACTGCCCCGGGGAACGGCCTGGTTCTGGAGCCCGGACGTCCCGCTCTTCCGCCAGGTCGGGGTCCGAGACCGCGAGACCTTCGACTCCTCGGCCACACCGAAGCAGGGTGAGCGGATCCAGCCGAAGGCGCTGGCCGAGGTGGACCTCGAGGCCCTGAAGGTCCGCATCGCCGCCACCATCGAGAAGGCCAAGGCCGAGGACCCGCGAGAGCTTCGGAAGACCATCGCCGGGCTGGAAAGGGAGCTGCGGGCCAAACTTGACAAAAAGGCCGTATCGCCGATTCCCCCCTCCAAGCGCGTCGAGGTGCCGATCCTGAAGGACGCGCACGTGAAGCGCCTGGAGGCGGCCGTCGAGAAGCTCCTGGCCGAGATGGCAAACGTAGCAGTCCAAGTCGCTCATCGGCAGCAGGTTGTCGTCGCCGTCGCGGGAAATATAACCGACCAGATCAAGGCGGCCCTGGCCGCGACGACCGCGAAGATGGGCCCGGATCATTCACAAACTATTCAGACAGCTCCGCCACGTGCCCTTCGTAGAAACCCGACCTCAAATGAGGAGGCGAAACTACGAAGGCCTGCCGGAGACGCCCGCCTAGGCTCCGGCGAGCGGGCCATCCTCACGGCGATCGCCCAGCACGGCGACGACGGCGTCACCCGCGAGCAGCTCTCGATCCTCGCCGGCTACAAGCGCAGCTCCAGGGACACGTATCTCCAGAGGCTACGCGCTGGTGGGCTCGTCGAAGCGGTCGACGATCGGATCGTCGCGACTGACGCCGCGCGCTCGCAGCTCGGCCCCGACTTTGAACCACTCCCAACCGGTGAGGCGCTGCGCCGGCACTGGCTGGGACGGCTGCCCGAGGGTGAGCGCCGCATCTTCGAGATCGTCGTCAACGCTTACCCGCGGGCGGTGGAGCGGTTGGCGATCGACGAGGCGACCGGTTATCAGCGGTCGTCGCGTGACACCTACCTGCAGCGCCTGTCCGCGCGGCGCCTGGTCCGACCAGTTGGCCGCGGTGAGGTCATGGCGGCGGAGGGGCTCTTCGGATGAGCGACCCCCGCTACCACTCCGGTGTCATCCAGGGGATCGCCCTCAGCCGCCACCACGGCGTGTTCCCCGGGGAGATTCCAGGCCTCGGGGGGCGTCGAGGCGCGCAGCCGGGTGGGCTGTGCGCCTTTTGCCCTCGGGGGACGCACCCGCAGTTCTCATACACCTGGGTGACGTACGGGGACCGCCATGTGTGCGGCCGCTGCGCTCGGAAACTCGCGAACGAAGGCGACCCCGAGGTCGAGCAGATGCTCGCGCGCGCGAAGGGAGCGGCATGAGGGCTCGCGTGCCCGGAGGAGTGGTGAGCGCGCGTCCGATCATCTTCGGGGCCGACTCAGTCCGCGCGATTTTTGCCTGCACCAAGACGCAGACGCGGCGGATCGTGACGGACGCCACAAGTCAAGGCAACTGGAGGGCTTCCGATCTTGACCTGTCGCGCGCGTGGGTAGATGCCGGGCCTTCTCCGGCGGGTAATCCGGGCCCTTACCTACATGCTCCTCCCACGGCCAAAGCCCTGGAGCGGCGCGGGCATCCGGCCGATGACGCTGTGGTGGATCGCCTGTACCCGCGATGGTTCCCAGGCGACCGGCTGTGGGTGCGCGAGGCCTTCCGCCAGAGCGATGGCAGCATGTCGGTCCACTACCGGGCCGACCTCGACGAGGTGAGCGGGGGACCGTGGCGACCCTCAATCCACATGCCGCGCTGGGCCTCACGCCTGACGCTTGAGATCACAGAGGTGCGCGCCCAACGACTCCAGGAGATCACCGAGGAGGACGCGCGTGCGGAAGGGGCGCGCTACTACGCCGACATCCCCGCAGGCCCCTACGGGGACAGCGGCACGCGCTGGTCGATGCACGACGACCATCCACCGAACACGGACCACTGCTTCAGCAACGCGCGCCTTGCCTTCGGCCGGGCCTGGAACGGGATCAACGTCAAGCGGGCGCCCTGGGCCAACAACCCTTGGGTCTGGGCCTTGACCTTCGAAAGGATGGCCTGATGCGAGACGGGCAGTCCCCCCTGCACCTGTGGAGCCGATGGAGCCCGGCCGATTACCTGAACGATGAGGTGGTACGGCTTTGCGCTGCGAGGGGCAACATGGTGGCCCTTGCCGTCTACTTCCATGTCCTCCAGGTGTCGCGCCAGGCGGGGGGGGATGTACCGGCAGACATAGAGGGGCTGTCCGCGGTGCTCGGCATGCCGCGCAAGCTCGTGGCCAGAGGGTTGGGTCTCTGGGTACAGGCAGGCAAGCTGCAAATCGAGGGCGGGCGCCTGTTCCATCCTCGCGTAAGGCGAGAAGTCGAACACGATCTAGCATTTAGAGAGGCTGCTAGAATCAGCGGTACTGCTGGTGGTCAACGGTCCGCTTCGATCATCAGGAAGGGTACCGTCAAGGGTACCGTCAAGGGTACCGTCAAGGCACCCTCAACCTATCCGGAGCCTTATCCAGATCCTGTTCCGGAGCCTGTTCCGGAAGTAGTGCTGGCGGCTGCAGAGGGGGAGTCTGAGGGGGAGACCCAACGGACGCCCGCCAGCCCGCCCAGCTCCTTGGATGAGCCAGGCATTCCGGTCAGTTTGCCAAAAAGGCCAGACCAGCGATTCGTCCTCTGGATCGACCACGATCCCGAGGACCACGACCAAGCCGCCCTGGTGGCGAGGGTCCTGGAGCTGGAGGCGGTCGACGCCGAGATCGACGGAAGGCCCCCCAGCCGGGAGGGCGCCTTGAACATCCTGGCGGCCGTGAGCGGGACCAGGGGAGGGAAGTCCATCGACTGGAGCCTGCGCCAGGTGACGCGGGAGTGGCTGGTGGCGAGCCTCGCGACGTGCGAAACGCTCGCCGAGGAAAACGATCTGACAAGCGGCACTGCCGCAGGAGGGTGAGATGGGAATGTTGCTGCCGGTGGAGTTGACGCAGGACGAGTTACTCGCGCGCGGTCGGGAGCTGGCCAGCGTGAAGGACGAGCACACCCAGGCCCAGGCCGACCTCGAGGCGGCTACCGAGGGTTGGAAGGACTCGAAGAAGGCGATGCAGGAGCGCATCGAGGACCACGAGTCGGAGATGCGGCGCATAGCGCGTGCGATCCGATCCGGACGCGAGGACCGGGACGTCGATGTGCGAGAAGAGCCCGACTTCGAGACTGGCATCATGCGCACGGTCCGTGCTGACACCGGCGATCTGGTGCAGAGCCGAGGGCTCACCGAGGCAGAGCGTCAGCGGTCCCTCTTCGCAGCTCCGGAACGCGCTGCCGCAGCCGAGGCGGCCGGTCAAGTCCGCGCCTGATAATCACCGCTAACGAATCGGAGGTGACGGCATGATCTTCGTGGGAATTGACCCGGGCTTGAAAGGCGCGATCGCGTTCCTGGGGGATGGCGCGGAGCCAGCTTTGGTGTCCATGCCGGTGATCAAGCGGCTCCGCGGCCAGGGACGGGACCAGATCGACATGGTCGGCCTACGGGACTTGCTGCAGAGCTGGCTCCCGCTCCGCTTCGGCTGTTTCGTGACCGTCGAGCGCGGTCAGGCCCTGCCGCCCGGGATGGGTGGCGGGGTCGCCAACTTCGCTCGTGGCTACAACCGCGGGATCCTGGAGGGCCTACTGGTGGCTCTGCGCATCCCCTACCAGCTCGTGCCGCCGCAGGCCTGGCAGAAGGCCATGCACGGGGGATCTCCCGCCGGCGAGAAGAAGCAGCTCTCGATCCTGGTGGCCCAGCGGCTCTTCCCGGAAGTCAATCTCCAGCGCACACCGCGGTGCTCGACGCTCTCTGACGGCCTCGCGGAGGCGTTGCTGCTGGCCGAGTACGGGCGCCGCACCCACCAGGGGGAGCATGCCCAGCGCGCCTGACCACGACCTACTTTCCCGGCTGGAGGCACTCTACGGGCGGGCCTTCCTACGGCGCTTGGTCGTCTCCGGGGAGGAGGCGATGCGGGTAGCCGCGCGAGGTGGCGAGCCCCCGCCGGAGATCATCGCCCGGGTCAAGTTGCGCGATGGGCGGGCGGTCCTGGCCACGGTCGAGGCGTGGCGGCCGATCTAGAACCCTTGACACGGTAGCGTACACTTGCCATAGACGTACCCCCGGAGCAAGAGGGGTCGCTCAGGCCGGGTTCGGAGCCTCGGCCGTTCGTAGAGAGCCTCAAGATTCCATGTTCGGAGCCATGGAGCCTTGGGGCTTTTTCGTTAGGTGGAGGAAAGCGTGGAGCAGCTAGGTTGACGCCGGCCCACCAAACGCTGAGTCACGGCCTGTTCATCACCCGCGCTTTGGCCGCAGCTCGCCACGCGCTCGAGCTCGGCGCCCCTATCGTCCCAGCCATCGCCGCGGCACAGGCGGCACTTGAGAGCCGGTACGGGATGAGCCGGCTGGCCAAGGAAGCCAACAACCTCTTCGGCGTCAAGGCCGGCCGCCGCTGGCTACAGCCAGTGCTCGAGTTGCCGACGCGAGAGTGGCGCCTCGGGCGCTTCGTCACGGTTCTGGCGCGCTGGCGCAAGTACGCCTCGTGGGAGGAGTGCTTCGCGGATTACGGCGCGATCATCGGGCGGCTGTCGTGGTACGCCGATGCGGTCGCGGCCGCCAAACGTGGGGACGCGCGCGGGTTCCTGGCCGGCCTGTTGGCGCAGTCGCACGGTCCCGGGCCCGCCGATGATGAGCCTGGCTGGGCCAGCGATCCTGAGTACTCGGCCAAGGTGCTGGCGGTCGCGATGCAGTGGGGCCTGCTGTGATGCTCCCCTGCGATTGGCTAGAGACGGGATTCACGCTGGCGGTCTTGGCCGGTATCGCCTGGGCTGTGTGGCGCATGTTCAAGGAGCGCTGATGGCCCGCGTCTACGGTGGGCTCCGGGGGGGCAAGCTGCCGCCCCCGGTCTCGATGGCCAGCACCCAACGACGCGCGAGCCGTCGCTGGCCCTCGACGGCGCGGCTGCTGGAGATGCTGGCAAGGCTCCAGGAAGGTCGTCCCGCGGGCGTCGTCCCGCAATCGGAGGAGGCGTCGTTATGAAAAAGTTGAATCTGACGGTTGCCGTTTCAGCGCTGCTCGCGTTCGGGCTGCTCGCTCTCGTGAGCCTCGGGTGCAACCCGACGCCAAACGACCCCAGTACGATCTACATCAGCAACGTCAACACCAACACCCAGGGAGGTCAGCCGTCGCCGCCCGCGGATGCCAGCGGCGCCCTGCCGGCCGGGTCCGTGGTCAAGATCGAGATCTTCGGGGCGAGCTGCCCGAGTGGCGCCAACCCGCGGCCGAACCCGGGAGAGCTGAAGCTGGGTTGCTCCCTCGCCGTGACCGCCACGCCCAAGGGGCCTGACGGCGCGAACCTACCCGCGAATGTACACGGCCCCAACTGCGCCTGGGCGGTCCCTGTCGGATCCACGTCCCTGCGCGTGGTCGAGGACGGCTCGCAGCCCTTCAACGCCACCGTTCTCGCCACCGCCATCGGCCAGGGCGTGGTATCCGCGGTGGTCAAGGGCACCACGGGGACGCTCCTGATCACCGTCGTGCCGTAGGGGTTCGCCATGCGCGCTCTCTGGCGTACCGCAAAGGCGCTCTTCCGTCGCCATCCGACGATCCACTACTGGCCGACAGGCGGCGCCTCGCTCCAGGTGGGAGACCAGCTCGTCCCGCTTGCCCGAGCCCCGGCCGGCTGGCGTGTAGCCGGCATCTTCGCCCTGATCCTGCTGCCCGCCCTCGCCCAGGCCCAGGTGCCGCTCCAGCCCGACTGGAGCAACCCCGGCCACGTCTACGGCCCCGTGGACGGCGTCGCCCCGCTGTGGTCTCAGGCGCCCGCGGCCGTCGAGCCTGAGCCGCCTCCGCCCAACCTGCGCCTCTCCATTCTCGGAGGAGGCCTCGCCTCGCTCAGCGCCGACGCCTCTGGAGTGGTGCCCTTCGCGCGCATCGGGGCCGAGGCGCGGCTGACCAAGACCGAGAGGGGCCCGTCCCTCCATGTGGTGGTGGACCTGACTGCCGAACCAGGAGACTCGGTAACCATCGAGGATCCGCAGACCTACAGGGGGATCGAGTTCTCGGCCGGGGTGAGCCAGCCACTTGGAGGCCCGCTGCTGTTCAGCACGTACGCCGAGATCGGCTTCGTCTCGCGGCTGCCCTCCGATCCGGCGCCGCGGGACCGCACTGCGAAGTGGGTCTCGGCGGGCCTGCTCTTCCAGACCAAGGGCCGCGAGCATCGCCTCGCGCTCGGGCTCGGCCGCGACCAGCGGCTCAACGGAAGCTGGGTTACTGCGGTCCAGGTGAGCGGCCAGGTGAAGCTGCGCGAGTCCAAGGGGATCTCGGTCTACCTCGTGGGCTCGGCCGTGCTGTCCCTCGAGGTTCCGCTACCGGCGGGGTCCACCTTCGCCGGCTACTCGCCGCCGCGCGACAGCGTGCGCTGCGGCATCGCCTTGGGGGTGTGACATGAAAGGCAAGCTCATCGAGTGCGCCATCCGTTGGCTGGCTGGCGGGATCATGCGCGAGGTCGCGGACGGTCGACGGGGGCCGAGGGCCTTGGCCGCCTACCAGTTCATGTTGGGCAAGAAGACCGCAACGGGGTGGATCCTTGCCGTGGTACTGGCCGCCACCGCGGCGTTCGACCCCCAGCTCGCCCTGAAGATCGCCCCCGTCCTTGCCACGGCATCGGGGCTATTCATGGCCTGGGGCTTCCTGGACCGCGACTGGCGCACCAGTGAGCCGCCCGCCTGGGTCGGAGAGGGCTTCCACACCCTGGTGAGCCTAGGCCCCGTCCTGGCGCTCATCACCGACCTTCTCGTCCGCTACCTGTCCGGCGCTGGCTGCGCTGGCTGTGGGGAGTGGGCCCATCGCATAGACCTGGCCGCGGGCTCGGTGGCCATGGCAACGGCGTGGCTCGCGACCCGCTTGGCGCGGCCGCCGCTCCAGCTCGAACCCTGAACGGGGAGACGCGAGAAGGAAACACCCATGTCCTTTGAATTTGGGGCGCTGCTTCAGGGCTGCATTGCCATGCTGTCGATAGGAATCGCCTGGGGGCTGCTCAAAGGCAAGGTGGAAAAGCTCGGAGACAAGATCGAGACCGGCCACGCCGACGCGCTGCGCGTGGCGAGCGAGGCGGGTCGCTCTTCGCTGCGGTCTCACACTCGGCTCGACGATCATTCGGGCCGGCTGACCAAGATCGAAACCGGCTGCATCTTCCACGAACGGCGGCTCGACGAGAGCATAGGCTTTGTGCGCAGCGAAGTGTCGGGCCTACGCGAAGCGCTGGACAAGCATGTGGATGCGATGGGCGAACGCCTCGACGCCCTCGCCGACAAGATCGATGCCCTGCGAGCCGGACAAAGGGGTGTGGCGCCATGACAGCCAAGCTCGTAGGCGGAGGCTCGGCCGCGCTGATGCCGGTGTACTTCGTCGGGCGCACCGGTAGGCGATGGTGGCGTGACGGCTCCGCCATCGTGTCCGACTTACGAGAGGTGATCAAGGAGGTCAAGCCCAACAAGGGCGCGAGCCTGCGCGACGCCGTGGACCGAGTAGAGCGCCTGGTGGCGGAGAGCGCCCTACTCGGTAGCCAGCGCTGGAGGGCGATCAACGACCAGGCCACCCTCGGCTACGCAGAGAGCGATCAGGAGGGCGGGATCGTCTGGGCAAATCGCACGTTGCGGGACATGATCGGTCGCGACGCGCAGGACATGAGCGGCTGTGGCTGGCTCAACGCGGTGACGTCCTCGATGCGCGACTGGGTGCGCGACTCCTGGGCAGAAGCCATCACCGAGGCCAGGGACTACGAGGAGAGCGTAGTCTTCGAGCGCCACGATGGTACGCGCGTCTGCTGCAAGGTCAAGGCCGCGCGCACCACGCGCCTCGATGGCTCGCTCAGCGGGCACGTCCTCACCGTGGCGCTATGCGCAGAGATGATCGCGGGGAAGCCGTGCGGGGAGTGCTACACCGCGCACCGGTTCGGGATCCCGTCAGAGCTATAGATTGGCAATCGGACTTCGAGGCGTTGCGACTCAGACGGCATGGTCGAGCGCGACCCCTTCGCCCACGCTCAACTTCCCAGCCGGCGTAGCCCAGGGAGACCTCCTCCTCGCGTTCTTCACGACGAACAGTGCGCATAACGGAGCCGCCTCGATCGTCTCCGGCTCCTGGACGTGGACTAAGATCGTCGAAGTAGACGACGGCGGGGCGGACAGCACCAGCTCTCTCTACTGGGCCATCGCGCCGGCAACTCCTGGCACGTCCTTCGCGTTCACGAGCGTGTTCGACGCGACCGAGACCGGCATGGGCGTCATCGTCGCCCTGACCGGACTCTTCGGCGCGACTAGCATCCACAAGTTCTCGGGGATTGAGCGGACCGTCGCAGCAGCTGGTCTCGCGACGAGCACGGCGACGGTCCAGACGGTCGACAACTGCCTGATCATTCAGTTCATCGGGTCAGACCCCGGGACGGGAGCGTACTCCTCGACGCCCGACGCGAGCCCGGTGGGCACCGAGACATTCGATGCGAAGGAAAGCACCGGCGGGTCGCTCGCGTATACGTACATTCAGCGCTACCAGCAGACGACGGCCGCCTCTCTTGCTCTCGATGCGACGATGGCGACGGCGGACGAGTACCAAGTCATCCAGGTTGCCATCTGTGAGCAGGCGACCGTCTACACCGAGACGGGCCTGGCCATCGCCGCAGCGGCGACGGTCACCCTCAGCGACCTGGAGCGCTACAAGGACCTCGCGCTGGCCGTGGGGGCGGTGGGCGTGGTGTCCGTGGCTGACGTCGAGCACTATCGGCAGATCGGGCTCGCCGTGCCCGTCTCCGCGCTCGTGACCGCGGCCGCGGCGCAGCACTTCCTGGACACGGGCCTACCGATCCCCGTCACCGGCACGATCAGCGGGAGCGACGCCAAGAAGTACGCCGAGCAAGGGCTCCAGATCACAGCCGTGGGCACCGTCGCGGAGGCCGACCTCCAGCACTTCAGGGACGCGGGCCTGGCAGTGAGCGCAGCCGGTACGGTGTCTCTGACGGACGCGCTCCACGCTCTCGACCTCGGGCTGCCCGTCACCATCGTCGGCACCGCGAGCGTCTCCGACAAGGAGCATTACCAGGACCTGGCCCTGGCCGTGCCCGCCGCCGCCGTCCTCTCCGCGGCTGTCGCGCAGCACTACCAGGAGTTGGGCCTGCCGATCACGGCGGCAGTGACAGCGGCCTTGACAGACGTCGAGCACTATAAGGACACGGCCCTCGGGGTGAGCGTCGCGGCTGTGGTGAGCCTGGCCTCTGAGGTCTTCCACGGCTCGTACCCGCAGGAGTTCGTCGCCCTGACCGCGGTCGCATCGACCGCCGTGACCGACCTCCAGCACTACCTGGAGGCGAGCCTACCGGTGAGCGCGCAGGCGGTCTTGGCGGCCGTGGACAAGGAGCACTACCAGGATGCGATGCAGGTCCTGATCGCAGCCACCCTTGGCGCGTCGGACGCCCAGCACTGGGGGGAGGCCCTCGAAGCGCTGGCGACTGGCCAGGTGCTGCTGACCGACGCGCAGCGCTACAAGGAGGTCGGGCTCCTCGTCTCCGCGGTGGCAACCATCGGCGTCGTGGACGTGAAGCGCCTGGCACGGCTCGGCCTGCCCATGGTGATCTTCACCACGCCTCCCGTTGAGCGCACCTTCCAGGCGCCATCCGTTCCGGCGTTCGACTGTTCGAGCGTCGAGCGAGTCTTTCTAGCGCCGAAGGCACACCGGACGTTCGATGCTCCCGCCGTGCAAAGAGTCTTTGGAGGTTGAGATGACCAAGATGCAGAAGGGGATCGCCGCCGTAATCGCCGGCCTAGGCCTGATCCTGGGCGGCGCTGGCCTCGTGAAGTGGGGGGTTGGCACGATCCGGGAGGAGCTTCGCACCAAGGCGAAGGCCTACACCATCGGGCACGACAAGCAGAGCGATGTGGCCCGTCCGGTGCAGCTCGCATCGGTGCAGGAGACCGGCATCTGGACCCTCACCTGGCGTGACGCCCAGGGCCACGTCAAGGCCACCGAGGTCCTGCACAACACGCTCAGCCGAGTCGCCGACCAGAGGATGCTGGAGCTTCAGTTCAGGGGAGGGGCGGCCCCGGGGGCCAGCTACTATATCGGCCTGGCCGATGCTTCGAACCCGTGCTCCATCACCAAGGTGGACAGCACCGCGACCGCCTGGACAGGTGAGCCCGTTGCGAACGGCTATGCCCGCGTGGCGGTGAGCAAGGATTCGACCGGCTTCCCCACTTCGGCGGCCTCCTCGAACGACTGGCACCTCATCAGCAAGGTGGTGACCTTCACGAGCACGGGAACGATAGGTCCGGTGAACTGCGCCCTCTTGAGCGACCAGGCGAGCGGTACGGCGGGGGACTGGCACGCCTGGGTTGCCCTCAGCCAGGCGAGGACAATGGCCAACGGGGAGAGCCTCGACGTCTCGATGGACATCACCCTGGCCTACCTGGGGCTCGACCAGCTCGACACGTACGCGCTGCTGCTGCCGCCCCAGTAGCAGGAGGGATCTATGGCTCTGGCAGCCAAGCCCGACTTCTCGATGGCCAAGCGCTCAATAGAGAGCGTGCGTCGCGCCATCGACTTCACGCGCGTGCTGGAGTCGGGGGATTCGCTGGCGAGCGTGAGCGTCACGGCCACAGACGAGGCTGGAGCAGACGTGTCTACCGACCTGGTTGCGTCCCCCAATCCCACGGGAACCAAGGCGGTCTGGACCCTCCTCGGCTGGGGCACGCTGGGCGCCAGCTACGACGTGCTGATCGTCGCGACAACGGACCAAGGCGACGTGCTGCCAAGGGTGGTGCGGGTGAGGATCGAGGGCCTGTGATGGCGAGGCGGTACCCCGGAGCGTGCGGTCGTTGTCGACTTAGGCCGCCCATGAGGCAGGGGGGCGAGAGGGCAAAGCCCACCGGGGTGGAGGGGGGGCACGACAACAAAACGCGTTTGCTCTTATCTTCTCGTCGCCGCCTAACGTCGGAGGCTCCTGGCTTCCACCGCCAAAGGGCGGGTCAAACGGGCGCGATTCCTCCCTCCCTTTCGTCCAACCCCTAGGGGGTCAAGGCTTTGCGAGGAGCCCCCAAACGGCAGAAGCGCTCGCCCACCGCCAAGGCGAAGCGCAAGCCAGCGCGGCGGAAGGGCCGGGGGCTCAAGGCCGGCCAACCTGCAGGCCTGGTGACGCGTGCCGAGGCTGCGGCCGCGCTTGGCGTGGAGCCGAACCGGATCAACAAGTGGGCGGCTGACGGCGCTCCCATAGCCAAGCGCGGGAGCCGTGGGCATTCGGCCTACTACGACCTCGACGCCCTGCGGGCCTGGCGGGACGCACGACAGCCCCCCAATCGTGATCCAGGCCTGAGTTTGGGCGCGGCGCGGGCCCGTGCGGCTGAAGCCCAGGCCGTCAAATGGGAGCGCGAGAACGAGCTGCGCGCTGGCCAACTCCTCGAGCGCGCTGCGGTGGTGGCGGAGGGGCAAGCGATCCTGGCGGCGCTCAAGTCTCGGCTGCTGTCGCTGCCGCGGCAGGCCGTGATGCGCGGGGTGATTCAGCGAGAGACGGAGCCGGCCCTCCATGCCTTGGTGGTCGAGGCGCTCAGAGAGCTGAGGCGCTGGACGGTAGGCGGGGAGCCGATGGAGGCCTCCGCGTGAGCACGCCCGCGCTCGCCGCCGACTGGTTGTCTGCCCTCGAACCGCCGCCCAACCTCAAGGTCAGCGAGTGGGCCGAAAAATACCGGATGCTTCCGGAAGCGAGTGCGGCCCGGGGCGGGAAGTGGGCGAACGAGACGGCGCCGTACCTCGTCGGGATCATGGATGCCGCGCGCGAGCCGGGGGTCCGCAAGATTGCCGTGATGAAGGGCGTCCAGACGGGCGGCTCGGAGGCACTGAACAACATCATCGGCTACCACATCCACCACGACCCTTGTCCGATGCTCGTCATCCACCCGGCCGTCGACGTCGCCGAGCAGTACTCGAAGGAACGGCTGTCCGACATGATCCGCTCCACCCCGGAGCTCGCCGCGGTCGTCCGTGACAAGGCGCAACCGAGGACGGTCGCCCAGCAATCAGAGAGCACCTTGACGATGAAGATGTTCCCAGGCGGCTTCATCATCCTGGGTGGGGCCAATAGCCCGAACCCGTTCGCCCGCAGCTCCGTCCGCATCGGCCTTGGGGATGACGTCGATCGCTGGCCCGCAGTGGTCGGAGTCGAGGGAGACCCCGTCGACCTTCTGAGCAACCGGGGCACGAGCTTCTATGACGCGGTGACGATCTACGTCTCCACGCCCACGCTCAAGGGCGGGCGGATTGACACGCTCTACTCCATGAGTGATCGCCGTCGCTACTTCGTACCCTGCCCGCACTGCGGACGATGGGATTGGATGACCTGGAATGCCCCCGACCACCTCAGGGTGAGCTACGAAGGCGAGGATGCGGACAGCGCTCGGCTTGAGTGCCCCAGCGCGGACCACGGCGGCTGTGGGGGCCAGATGCTCGAGCCGGAGCGCAGGGCGATGGTCGCCCGAGGCGAGTGGCGCGCTACGGCCCAGGCCCAGGAGCCGGGCCTCGCTGGGTTCCATCTTCCGGCCATGGTCTCGACCCTGGGGGACGTCACGCTCCCTGGCCTTGTCTCGAAGTGGTTGTCGGCCAGGTCGCGCGGCAAGGAAGCGCTGCGTGTCTTCATCAACACCAGCCTCGCGGAAGGGTGGGAGCATCGAGGGGCCACGCTCGATTCGCATACGTTGTTGAATCGGCGCGAACCGTACGGCGAGGGGGTCGAGGTCCCAGCGGCAGTGCCCTGCCTGACAGCGGGAGTCGACGTCCAGATCGATCGCTACGAACTCCAGGTCGTGGGCTGGGGCCTCTTCGGAGAGCGGTGGGTAGTCGACACTGGGGTAGTGCCCGGCAACCCGAAGGCCCCCGAGACCCAGGCCGGGCTTCTGGAGGCCCTGAGCCGTCGGTATCACCACGCCTCCGGCCACTGGCTGCCCATTCACGCCGTCTGCATCGACTCGGGCTGGCTGCCGGAGCACGTCTATGCCTTCGCCGCGCGTCATCGCCACCGGCACTTCTATGCGACGAAAGGGATCGGCGGCAAGCGCGGAGAGCCTATCTTGCTGAACGCCATCACCAAGGTCCCGATCAACGTGAACGCCGACGGCGCCAAGGCAGACATCATGAGCAGCATCGGCTTGGTGGCGCCCGGGCCCGGCTACATGCACTTCCCTGAACGGGTCGACGAGGAATACTTCGCCCAGCTCTGCTCGGAGCATTCAGAGACGAGGAAGAACAAGGCGGGCGTCGTCACCGAGGAAATCTGGATCCAGGACCGGACCAGGAACGAGGCTCTCGATACCGCCGTCCTGGCCCTCGCGGCCTTCCGGATTCTAGCCAAGGGGAAGGAAAACGATTTCCTGAGGAACATGCTGGCCATCCTGGCATCGACTCCGCCGGCCCCCGGTGGTGACGGTCAGGTACCACCGCCGCAGGCGGCCCCCCAGCCAGCAGGACAGCAACGGCGAGTCGGGAGGTCTTCCTACCTTGGGCGCTGAGATCGCCCTCGTGACGGCGAACATGGGCGGCCTCGACCCGCTCTTCGCCCTGCCGCCACACCCGGGCGTCGACGCCTTCTACTACACCGACCGGCCAGATGCGGTGCCAAGCGGATGGACCGGGTCCTTTGTGGTGGGAGATGGAAACCCGCGACTGCTCGCCAAGCGCTTCAAGTGCCAGGCCCACCGGCTCGCCGAGGTTCAGGGCTGCCGCTGGCTGGCGTGGGCGGACGCCAGCTTCGAGTTCCGCTCGCTCGACTTCCTGCATGCGTGGGCCGCGCTCGCAGGCGACGAGGGCGCTTGCGCCGTGTTAGTCCCGCACCCGGACCGGGGGACGGTGGCGGAAGAGTACGCCTACGTGCTGCGGCAGATCGCGGGTGGGAATAAGTACCTGAGCAGCCGGTACTCAGCGGAGGTGCTCAGGTGCGAACGCGCGCACTTCAGCCGTACGCACGAGCTCGAGAAGCTCCGGCTGTGGGCCGGCGGGATGTGGCTCTTCGCCAACGTGCCGCGCACGCACGAGTTCCTCAACTCTTGGTGGGACTGCGTGCTGCGGTTCTCGATCCTCGACCAGACGTCTATGTCGCCTCTGCTGGCAGATCACGGGATCGAGCCGGTCGCCTTCAGCGGGAACCTCTACGACAACCAGCACTGGGTGAGGCACCCGCACCCATGAACAAGCTTCTACTTTGTGCAGGTCCCACGCGCCCCGCAGGGTTCGTGCGACTGGACTCCAACCCCGCGCACGAGCCGGACATCCTCGCAGAGATCCCGCCGCTACCGGAGGAGGTGCGGGCCACCAGGTGGGACGTCGTCGAGCTGGTACATGGGATCGAACACTTCTGGCCATGGGATGCTGGGCCGCTCCTCCAGGAGATTCACGAGGCGCTGCGCCCGGGAGGGGTGCTGGTGCTGGAGCAACCCAACGCCATCGTCGGAGCGCGAGCCCTGCTCGGATTCCAGGAGATGCCCGGTGCCCCTCGCGCGGACGGCCCCACCACCCTCACGGGAGTCGACAACTCCGAGGGCATGTGGTCCCTCTACGGAGATCCCAATCACCGCGACCCTGGCTATATGCACCGTTGGACATACAGCCCCGTGTCCCTCACGGCCTTGCTCCGCAGCGTCGCGCCCTGGTCCTCGATCGAGGCTCGCCCGCAGCAGTACCACACGTACGCCCGCGGCCGGGACTTCCGGCTGGAGGCCGTCCGGTGATCCTTACGGCTGTGCCTTACGCCGACGACATGAACCTCGGTCAAGCCTACAACGAGACCTTCGACCTCGTGGGGCCGGATGACTGGGTGGCGCTTCTCGATCACGATCTATTCTTCACGACCCCGGTGTGGCACCGGCAGCTCCGGGAGGCGGCTGCGGCCGAGCCGGAGGGGTGCTTCACCGCCATCACCAACCGCATGGCGAACCGGTGGCAGGTCGCACCGGAGGCGGCCGGGGCGGTCGTTCGTGCTGCGAACGGGTCCATTTCCAGGAGGGGCGAGGACAGCGTCGCCCACCACAGGAGGGTGGGTACGGAGCGGTTGAAGACGCGCACCCTGTTGGACGTGACGGAGACGCAGGGCTGGGGAGGCGTGCTGATGCTGATCAGCAAGCGGGCCTGGCTGGATGCTGGCGGCTTCGTCGACGGCCTCTTGTGCGTGGATCATGTTTTTCACTACGCGTTACGCGCTGCCGGCCGGAAGGTCTGGCTCATCGAAGGGCTCTATGTCTTCCACTGGCGTGGGACAAGCGGAGGGCCGCGCCCGCCGGGCCCAGAGATCCCGCGTGCTAGCGACCCACGGACCGGAAACGGCTGCCCCTGCCGGACGATCCCGCACGGCGATCCGAAGGTGCGGAGGCGGCTGCCGTGATCCTTTGCGCCGTCCCGTTTGCCGGAGAGGTCTACTTCCTGGCGGATCCGCGCGCTCCGAACGCGCCGCGGTATGTCGGTAAGACTTCTCGCGGCCTGACCCGGAGACTTTACGGGCACCTTGCGAGCGCTCGTCATGGCGGAAGGGCCCATCGGGATCGTTGGGTTAGCTCGCTCCTGTTGGTCGGACTGTCTCCGGCGATCTGCCGTTTGTCGGTGGCATGGACCGAGGAGCAACTTAATACACAGGAGCGCGCTTGGATTGACGGATATCGCGCGGCCGGCGTCCTCCTTTGCAATCTCACCGACGGGGGAGATGGAACCCTTGGCCATTCTCCATCTCCTGAGGCACGGGCCAAGAAGTCCGCCGCGCTGATTGGGCGGAAACGTCCACCAGAAGTGTGCTCGAAAATCGGAGATTCCAAGCGCGGCCGAGTCCTTTCGCCTGAGCACCGAGCCAAATTGAGCGTTGCCGGTCGCGGGCGGACGAGGACGTTTTCTCTGGGGCACCGAGCGAAGTTGAGCGCTCGCCAGACCGGCCGCAGCCTTTCCGCCGAGCATCGAGCGAACATCGGAGCGGGCCTTAGGCAGGCGTGGGCTCGGCCAGAAGTGAAAGCGAACCGTATCGCCGCACAACGCGCGACGGACCCAGAGGCGAGAAGGCGCAGCGCTTTGATTGCAGCAGCGGCATCTAACCAACCTGAGGCGCGCGCTCGCCGGGCCATGGCCATAAGGGTCGCGCTGGCCGACCCGGACGTGAGGCTGCGACGGAACGCCTTGACAAGTCTGGCCCTCAAGGCGGCGTGGGCCCGGCGAAAGGCCGCGGGTACTGCGTCGTGATCTTTACGATGACGCCTTTCGCAATAGACATGAACTACGGGAGAGCCTGCAACGAGTTCATGGGGCTACTTCCAGACGATGGGTGGGGCTGCATAATCGATCACGACGCGATGTTCACGACGCGGGCCTGGTTCCGCCAGATCGAGGAAGCGATCGACTTCCGTCCCGACGCCGGCGCCTTCACGGCGGTGAGCAACCGGATCGCCCGCCGTTGGCAGCAGGCCGGGAACAAGGACAGCCACGACATTGTGCAGCACCGTCGCTTCGGTGCGGCCCGCCTCAAGACCCGCACGCTGCTCGACATCACCAACACGCACGGGTTCGGCGGCGTCGTGATCGTGATCAGCAAGAAGGCGTGGCGCCAGGTCGGGGGCTTCGTCGACGGGATGCTCTGCGTTGACCATCGGATGCACTTCGCGCTCCGCGAGGCCGGGCGCCGCGTTTGGCTGATCGAGGGTCTTTTCGTCTACCACTGGCGGCGGGCCCAGGGCGACGGCCCGCCGGCGAATGCGCCACGCGCGGCCGGGTGCCCCTGTCGCGGTACCGAGAGCATGCCCACCGTGAGGGTGGCCCTTCCATGACGCGCCTCGTCTCCTGCTACTTTGGCGGCGAGGATTGGAACCGCATGGCCAGGGTGCTGGAGTTCGGCGCGCGCCGTCACTGCCCAGGATGGGACGTCGACGTTCGCAGGATCGACCCGCCTCGGCCGACCCACTCCCTGTCCGCGAACAAGGTCGGCAACACCCGCAAGCTCGACTGGTGGGCCGAGCAGGTGCAGGCGGCGTCGGACGGCGCGCAGCTCCTGCTCATCGACACCGACACCATGATCCTCGGCCCCCTCGATGCCGCCTGGGGCGAGAGCTTCGATCTTGCCTACACCTTCCGGGACGGCCAGGTGACCGGGCGGTTTCCTCTGAACGCGGGCGTCATCTTCCTGCGCGTATCGGATCGTGTGCGGGCCTTCATGGGCCGCTGGCGCGAGGAGAACCGGCTGATGCTGGCGGATCCTCGGCGGCACGCGCCTTGGTATAGGCGTTTCGGTGGAATGAACCAGTCGGCCCTGGGGAAGCTCCTCACCGAGGGCGCGGACAGGGCGCTTGGAGTCCAACTCGGACGCCTACCTTGTTCCAGGTGGAACGCCGAGAACACGACCTGGGAGCGATTCGACCCCGCGACGACGCGGATCGTCCACCTCAAGAACGGCTTGCGCCTGGCCGCGCTGGCGAAGGCTGCCAACGCCCCCAGGTTCAAGCCGCTGGTCCGACTCTGGCGCGGCCTGGAGCGGGAGGCGCTTGCCGCCCAGGGGTCCACCGCGTGAGCGCGAAGCTCTGGTTCACGGTCCACGAGGTCGCCCTGCTGCTACACATCGCCAGACGGACAGTCCGCCGGCTGATCGAGCCGCATCGCGAGCGCTGCCACCTGGCACGCCAGGGACGCCATCCAAGACTCGTGCTGTGGGTTCCGTCTTCGGTTGTGGGGGAGCTGCGCCGGGAGCGGCGGGCCATGTGGCGGGGGCGGTTCGTCAGTCCCGCAGATCAACTCGCTCTACAGGAAACCCCTGTCAAGCCCTTTTCACCGTAGCCTCTCACCGTGGCCTCTCACCATGGCCACCACGGCAAGCCCACCAAAAACCGACCGTAACCTGTAGCTGCGATGGCGTTGAGCCTGGAGCAGTTGCAGGCAGACCGAGACGCGATCAGTCGGACGATCGCCCGGGGCGAGCTGTCGGTCACCTTCTCCGACAGAACCACGATGTACAGGTCCGTTTCGGATTTGAAGCTGGCGCGGGACATCATCGACGGAGACATCGCCCGCCTTGCCGGTCGCCCAAGGCAGACCGTCATCACCGGCCGCAAGGGCTTCACCCCGTTCGGCGGCGGAGCCGGGATCGGGAGCTTCTGATGGGCGGCCAGCAGCTAGCGCTTCCGCTCGGCTCCCCGCGGGCAGCCCTCGCGCCGAAGATCCGAAACTCCACCAACGCCGCCGTCTACGAGGCCGGGAGCTTCAACGCGCGCACGATGGGCTGGCGCGCGCCCACGGTCAGCCCGAACAGCGCGATCCTCTACAGCCTCGCGGCGCTGCGCGATCGTTCGCGACAGGCCGTCCGAAACAACGGCTTCGCCAAGGGGATCATCGACAAGCTCGTCACCAACATCGTTGGGACCGGCATCAAGCCCCTTTCGAAGGCCGCGGACGCCGATTTCCGGAAGGCCGTCCAGGCGCTCTGGCTACAGTGGACCGACTTCTCTGATGCGGACGGAGTCCTCGACTGGTACGGCCAGCAGGCGCAGGCGGTCCGGTGCTGGCTGGAGGCCGGCGAGGTCTTCGTTCGGTTGCGGCAGCGACTCCCCGAGGATGGCCTGCCCGTCCCACTGCAGGTCCAGGTCCTCGAGCCAGAGATGTGCCCCTACACCTACAACGGCACGAGGGGCGCCAACAAGATTCGCGCGGGGATCGAGTTCGACCCGGTCGGGCGCCGCGCGGCCTACTACTTCTACGCCTCGCAGCCGGGCGCCCTGCTCGACTGGAATGTCACCGACCTCCGTCGGATTCCGGCCGAGTCTGTCATCCACTTGTTCGACCCCTTGCGCGCCGGCCAGATCCGTGGGCTTCCCCACCTCACCCAGGCCCTGATCAAGCTCTACGAGCTGGACAAGTTCGACGACGCGGCGTTGCTGCGTCAGCAGATCGCCAATCTCTTCGCAGGATTTGTGAAGCGGCCCGCCGATGGAGGCTCCGATGTCCATCCGCTCACCGGCCTGGCCGCCGACGCCACCACAGCCGAAGGCCGTCCCGTGCTGAGCCTCGAGCCGGGGATCTTCCAGGAACTTTCGCCGGGCGAGGAGGTGGAGTTCTCGGACCCTCCCGATCCGCCCTCGACCTACCCGAGCTTCATGCGGCAGCAGCTCATGAGCATCTCGGCCGCGACGGGCGTCCCCTACGAGGTCCTGACCGGCGACATGGCGGGGCTGAACGACCGGGTGATGAGGGTCGTCCTGCACGAGTTCCGCCGGATGATCATCTCCCGGCAGCACCACATCGTGGCCTTCCAGCTTTGCCGGACCGTCTGGGGCGCCTGGCTGGACCGCGTGGTCCTCAGCGGAGCGCTGCCGATTCCGGCCGCCGCCTACGCTGTGGACCCGCGGCCATGGTCCGCCGTCAAGTGGATGCCGCAGGGGTGGCCCTACATCCACCCGGTGCAGGACGTGACCGCGACCAAGGATGCGATTCGAGCCGGGTTCACGTCGCGCTCGGCCGCCGTCTCCGAGCAGGGCGAGGACTCCGAGGTCATCGACGCCGAGCAGGCCGCGGACAACGAGCGTGCCGACGAGCTTGGACTGATCTACGAATCAGATGGTCGGCAAGCGGCCAAGGCGCCGGCGAGCGGTCCTCCAGTGCCCATGGCCGAGCCAGACGATCCGGCCACGAACCCCGACGATCCGCCGGCGGACCCCGCCGCTGCAGCAGGAGCATAACGACATGCGCGAATGGTTCAAGGTGAAGCTCCAAGCGGATCCGGCGGTCGCCGAGATCCACATCATCGACTACATCGGTGGCTGGATCGACCAGACGCTGAACGAGATGTTCGGCGAGACCGTGACGGTCACGGCCAAGGCATTCGTACAGGCGCTCGCCGAGATCCCCGAAGCGGTCAAGACGCTGCGGGTGCATGTGAACTCGCCCGGTGGCGACCTCTTCGGAGCGGTCAACATCGCGAACGCCTTGCGGGCCTGGGCCACGAAGGGCCGCAAGGTCGAGACGATCGTGGATGGGATGGCCGCGAGCGCCGCCTCCCTGGTGGTGATGGCTGGCGACCCCGTGCGGATCTCCGACAACGGCCTCCTGATGATCCACAACCCTTGGACGGTGGCCATGGGCAACGCCGCCGAGATGCGCCAGGCGGCCGACGAACTGGACAAGTTCCGCTCCGGCAACATCATCCCGACCTACCAGTGGCACACGGAACTCAGCGCCGAAGAGATCGCGGCGTTGATGGACGCGACCACGTGGATGGACGCCAAAGAGGCGGTCGCGATGGGGTTCGCGGATGAGGTGGTCCAGGGGCTGCGGGCCGCGGCGAGCATCGACCCGCGGACCCTGGCCAAGCTCACGATCCCAGAAAAGTACGCCGACCGCGTGAAGGCCTTGCTCGCCCCGAAGGCCGAACCCACAGCAGCGGAGGCGAAAGGAGAGCCCATGAAGGTAGCGGCCGCGATGTGTTGCACGTGTTGCGAAGGTGGCCAGTGTTGCTCTTGCTGCCGCGGTGGCGGCGGCACGGGGTGCGCCTGCGAGGACACCGGCGCCGACTGCGCTTGCTGCAAGTCTGGCGAGTGCTGCGCCTGCTGCAAGGGTGACCAGTGCTGCCCCGACTGCATGTCCTCCGCGATGGCCGCGGCCTCCGCCCGGGCCGCCATCATTCCGGCCGCCGATGCCGAGATCGTGAAGGCCTGCGGAGAGGCGGGGCTTGATCTCGCCTTCGCCCAGGTCCTCATCGGCGAGCACGTCGCGTCCGACGCGCTGCCCGAGCGGATCGCCTCGGAGAAGCAGGCGCGGGCAACCGCCAAGGCGCGCGAGACCGAGATCCGCGCCCTCTGCGCGAAGGCGAAGCAGCCCGACCTGGCCGACGGCTACGTCGCCGGCGGCATGAAGATCGAGCAGGTGCGCCAGCAGCTCACCCTCATCACGGCCAAGCTCGACAAGGTCGAGATCGATGGCGGGCTCGAACCGGACCACGGCTCCCGCCGCAACCAGATCATCGACATCGCGGCGGTCTACGCCGAACGTAACAGGCTGGGCGATCCGGCCAAACGGAAGGAGTAAGGCACATGACGGCATTGAACGAAGGGCAGTACACCGGCGAGTTCCTCATCGAGGAGCCCGCCCCGAGGATCAGCCGGGAGACCGTCACCGTGACGGTCGATACGGCCACCAAGCTGGAGCCGGGCCACGTCATGGCCCAGCTCTCGGCGGACAGCAAGTTCGTCGAGTACGACAACTCCGGCACCGACGGCTCCGAGGAGGCAGCGGGGATCCTCTACAACGAGTGCGACAACTCGGCCGGCGAGGCCCCGGCAGACTTTACAGCGGTCGTCGTGGTCCGTCTCGCGGCCGTCCGCAAGGCCGACCTGCAGTGGAACAGCGGGGTCGACGCGAGCGGCAAGACGGCGGCGTACGCCGATCTCAAGGCCCTGATGATCTTGGCGCTCGACTAAGGGCGCCGCCCCCAAAAGGAGAAGGAGAACAAGCCAATGCCGAACTTGGACGTCTTCCGGAGCGACGCTTTCAGCCTCGTCTCCCTCACCGCCGCCGTCCTGAAGGCGCCCTACAAGCCCGGCCGGATCGGGGCCTCGGGCCTCTTCCGCGAGCGCGGAATCGCGACCACGACCGTCGTCGTGGAGGAGAAGGACGGACGGCTCTCCCTGATTCAGACCTCTCCGCGCGGCGGTCCGCCCACCACGATCGGTCAACAGAAGCGGACCGCGCGGCCCTTCATCGTGCCCCATCTCGAGCGCATGTCCACGGTGCTCGCCGACGAAGTCCAGAACGTGCGGGCCTTCGGTTCGGAGAACGCCGAGCAGGCGGTGCAGGAAATCGTGAACGAGAGGCTCGCCGATCTGCGGTCGATGCACGAGGTGACGCTCGAACACATGAGGATCGGAGCCATCAAGGGCGTGGTCATCGACGCGGACGGTTCGACGCTCTTCGATCTGTTCAGCGAGTTCGGGGTCGAGCAGCAGACGGCCACGCTCGACGTCGGCGACACCGCGGACATCAGGAATCAGGCGGTCGCGATCCAGCGCCAGATCGAGTATGCGCTCGGCGCCGAGCCGCTCTCGAGCTTCCGCGCCTACTGCGGAGACGACTTTTTCGACGCACTGGTTGGCGCCACCAGCGTCAAGGCCGCCCTCCAGTACCAGGAGTCCGCGCTGTTGCGTGGGAACCTGCGCCAGGGGTTCGAATTCGGCGGCATCACCTGGGAAAACTACCGCGGCCGGATGCTCTCCACCTCGACTCCGTTCTTCCCCGACGACGAGGCGTACGTCGTGCCCGAAGGGACGAGCCTCTTCAACACCTACTTCGCCCCGGCCGACTTCGTCGAGACGGTCAACACGCTCGGCCTGCCCATCTACGCGAAGCAGGCGCCGGACCCGGAATTCAACCGCTGGGTCAAGATCCTGACCCAGAGCAACCCGCTGGCGCTGTGCCTGCGGCCGCGTGCGGTCGTCAAGGTCACCCTCGGGACGTAGGCCCACCGTGGGCGACCTGAGGCCGGAGTTCGAAGCCGCGTCGGCTCCATTCGGGGTCGACGCGGTGGTGACTCCGCCCGGCGGATCCCCGGTGGAGACGAGAGTCATCTGGCTACCGCCGATCACCGTGGAGCACCCGACCGGCACGGAGCTGCGCCGTGCAGAGCCCAAACGCGTTCTTGCGCTTCCCCTCGACGGCCTCGGCGAGGTGCCGCGCGGGACGATCGTGACGGCCCCGGAGTATGAAGGGGCCGAAGCGAGCGACTGGAAGATCGACGAAGCCGAGCGCGTCGACTTCGACCACTACCGGGCCACAGTCTTGCCGGCGGGGTAGGACATGCCCAGTACACGCGAAGCGGCGATCAGCGAGCTGAGGGACCGGCTTGAGGCCATCGCCCAAGCCAACGGCTTCGGCACCGACGCCGGGGCGCTGATCTTCCTCGGCGAGTCCCCGACCCTGGGGCCCGACGATCCGACCGCGGCGATCGCCATCGACGTCCAGGAGGACATCCCCAGCTTTCAGGGCGAGCACGTAGTAGTCACCGTCCCCGTCGACGTGCAGGCCCTGGTGAAGGCCGACGCTGACGACCCCTGGATGACGGTCGAGGCCATCGTCACGGACATCAAGACCGCCGTCGAGACCGATCGCGACCTGGGCGGCACCTTGATCGCTCGCGGCCTCATGCGGGGGACCGTGCGCCCGCTCGATCGCGAGCCCGGCAGCCAGTACGTGGGGGCCGCGGTGCAGTACCGGCTCCTCATGAAAGAGAGCTGGGGGAGCCCGTAAATGGTCACCATCCGCCTCGACAACGCAGACATCAAGGCTGGGCTCGCGTCCATGCGCGCGAAGTTTCCCCAGGCTGTCCGGCGTGCGCTCAAGCGCGCCGGCACCAGCGGCCGGGCCGAAATGGCGAGAGTGATCGCCGCGGACACCGGGCTCCCATCCACTCGCGTGAAGAGGGAGATCACCGTCAGGAGCGACGACGTCTCGATGGCGCTGACGACGGCGGGCTTCCGGATTCCGCTACTCGACTTCCAAGCGCGGGGGCCGGAGCCGTCCCGTGGGCGCGGCCGGGGCGTGTCGTATCGGGCCAAGTCCGGCCGCGTCCAGCTCCCGCACGCGTTCATCGCGACGATGGCCAGCGGCCACCGGGGAGTGTTCCAGCGGTCGGAGCTTTCGCTCTCCCACTCGTCCATCAGAGAACTGAAGGGGCCATCCATCGCGCACGTCTTCGAGGTCCTCGCCCCGCAAGGAATCGCAGCCGCCAGCGAGTCGTTCATGAAGAACGTCAAGAGCGAAATCAAATTCGCCATGACCAGGTAAGGAGGAAGCCCGTGCCTCAACCTTTCGAGATCGTTGCTCAGCCCTTCACTTTGTGGGTGGGCGACGTCGGCGACGTCTTCCCCACGATCGACGAGGATCCCGGCGCGGGGTGGACCAAGATCGGAACCTCCGGCGACCTCAACTACACCGAGGATGGCGTGACGATCACGCACAACCAGACGGTGGAGAAGTTCCGCGCCCTCGGCAGCACCGGTCCGCGCAAGGCGTTCCGCACGGAAGAGGAGCTGCACATCACCCTCTCTGTCGCTGACGTCTCGCTCGAGCAGTACGCCCAGGCCCTGAACGACAACACCGTCACCACCGAGCCGCCAGACACCGGGACGGCGGGTTCCAAGAAGCTCGGCCTCTCCCGCGGCCTGAGCGTGGCGCAGCATGCGCTCCTCATCCGCGGCGCCGCTGCGTCTCCCTACGGCGAGGGGTGGGTCGCGCAGTACGAGGTCCCGGTCGTCGTCCAGGTCGGTGAGCCAGAGGTCGTCTACGTCAAGGGCGAGCCCGCCGCGCTGGCGCTGGAGTTCGAGGCGCTCGAGGACCCGGACGCCGTGAGCGATGACGAGCGCTTCGGCCGCCTGATCGTGCAGAACACCGAGCCCGGGACGTAGGTGGGGGGCTTGCCCGGCGATCAGGTGGACGCGTTGCGTCGCGAGATCGCGTCGCACAAGTCCGCGATCCGCTGGCACCGGTCGGCCCTCCAACGTGCCGCCGAAGCGCTGGCCAGGCTCCAGCTCAGCGGCACCGGCATCAAACCAGTCTTCAAAGGCGAAGGGAAAACCCCATGGCCAATCTCCTCAACCTCGACACCCTGACCGAACGGAACACCGTCACGGTCGACGGCGTGCCATACGACCTCATCAATCCAGGCCAACTCTCGATCCTGGACCAACACCGCGTTTTGAAGTGGGGAGCACGCGTCCAGGAGCTCCACGCAACCGTGGAGAACCTCTCCGATGCGGCGATCACGGAGATGGGGGAACTCCTGGACCGCTTCTGCCGGCTCGTGCTGCCGGCGCCTCCAGAGGTCCACGACAGGGTCTCCGACAACCAACGGCTGAAGCTGATGTCGGTTTTTACCGAACTCCTGCGGGGGGAGACTCCGGCGCCCGCGGGGGCAAGCGCCGCGCCGGTCGCCGACGAGACGTCGACTGGGGAGAGCAAATAGCGCGCCTGGTGCGCTTCTACGGGGGAAATCCGATGACCTGGCTGGCCGAGACACCGACGTGCGTGGTCAACGCGCACCTTGCGATGCTCGGCCGGCTCACGGCCGAGGACCGACTTGCCGCCGCCATGGCCTCCGGCGCGGGAAGGTTCATGAAGCCGGCGCCCATCCGCAGCCAGATCGCAGCATGGAACAGGGCCGCGCAACGCGGCGACGGCAGCAAGGGCGGCTCTGGCGTCCCCCGGGGCACGGGCATCAAGGTCGTGAAGCGGTGAAGGTCTGCAAGAAACGCGGCCATCAATATTCCGCAGAGCGCAGGCAGTGTCCTGTTTGCCGGCTACTTTCTCGGCGCACCTCAGAAGCCGGTAGGCGCGAGCAGATCCGCGTCCAGAAACGGACATGGGATGCCAATCGTGAGAAAAGGAAAGCCTCTGCTCGCAGGAATTACCTCTCCCATCGCGAGGCTTGGGCGGAAAGGACTCGCAACCGGAGATCGGCCAACCTGGAAGCTTATCTGGCAAATTGCCGCTCCTATCAACAAGCCCATCGAGAACGCCACAACGAGCACGTGGCCAAATACCAGAAGGCCCATCCTGAAAAGCACGCCGAGCGCGAGGCGCGACGGCGCGCCCGAAAGCGCGCCTCGTTGATCGAACCATTCTCGTGGGTCGAGTGGTGCGCAGTGGTTGACTTCTACGGTGGGCTTTGTGCCTACTGCGCCCAACGTCCGTGGGAGCACAAAGAGCACGTCGTGCCGCTAGCTCGTGGCGGTGCGCATGCCCTCTGGAACCTCGTCCCATCATGCAAGCGTTGCAACTACCGAAAACACACTAAGACCTGGGCGCCGCTCAAGCGCCATCCAGCGATGGCGGAGGCTGCGTAAGATGTCCGAACGGCTCGCCCGCGGCGTCATCGAGATCGCGATCGACGACAAGGACGTCCGGGCCGGCCTCGCCCGCGTGACCGGCGCCTCCGACAGCGCGGCGCACTCGGTCGCCGGCATCAGCGACGGGATGAGGACCTCCTTCGGGGCGGTGGCCACCGTCCTGGGCGGAGCGGTCACAGCCATCGCGGGAATCACCACCGGAATCGTGGCCCTGGGCATCCACGGGTCTGACGTTGCCGACGTCCAGGAAGCCTTCTCCGGGCTCTCGGAGGGGATGGGCTCCACCGCAGACGTGATGCTGGGCGTGCTTCAGGAAGGGACCCAGGGCACCATCTCGAACTTCGACCTCATGAAGATGTCGAATGCGGCCCTCGGAAGCGGGCTCATCACCTCTTCCGAGAGCATGGCCACGCTGGCGGCTGGGGCGAAGCTGCTCGCAGATAGCACCGGAGGCGATACCGCCGAAGCCTTCGACACCTTGACCACGGCGATGGCAAGTGGCCGCACGGCCGCCCTCAAGCACCTGGGCATCTTCGTCGACAGCAAGGTGGCGGTCGAGGACTACCGCAAGTCCACGGGCCACCTCACCGGCGAGCTGACTGACGGCCAGCGTGCGACGGCGCTCAGCGAGGCCGCCCTGCGGGCGCTCCGAAAGCAGGTCGACGAGAACGGGATCTCCGTAAAGGACTTCTCCGACAACGTCGCCCGCGTCAAGGTCGCCGTCCAAAACTGGACCGACAGCCTGGCCGTCGCCATTGCCAAGTCCCCAGTCTTGTCCGCCGGGATGGGGGTGCTGGGCACGGCCATCACGAACGCCTTCGGCTCGAACCAGCAAGCGCAAACGCAAGCCCTCGCGCGTCATGTCGGGAGCTTCGCCATCGGCATAGTGAACACGGGCATCGTCCTTGGCACGTTCGCCTCGGTAGCCAATGCCGTCTTCTCCGGGGTCCGGGTCGTCGTGTTGTCCGTCCTCGAAACCTTCGTGGTCCTCGCCACCGGTATCGTCGGAATCATCAATGAGCTTGTCCACGGGGCCAGCACAATCCCGGGGTTCAGCCTTGCCCTGGGCGGAGTGGAGGCATCGACTACCGCGGCGACACTCGCGCTGGATGAGATGGCGCACGGGCTGACCGAGCAGATCGGAGAGGCGGCGAAGGGAGTCGCCGGCAACAACGAGCTCGGCCAGAAGATCACCGCGACCACCGGCACCTTCATGCTCATGCGGGACGCGATGGTCAAGGCCCAGACCGAGCAGCTCAAGGTGACCGCGACGGCCCCGCACCCGGCGATCAAGAAGGTGGGCGACGAGGCCGGGCTCACGGCCGCGCAGATGCTGGCGCTGGCCGAGGCCGAGCGCACCGCCACAGATCGCGCCTTTGCGATGAACCAAACGCTTGAGGCCAAGGGACAGGAGCTTCAAGACAACCTGACGGCGTCGACTCTTAGCGGCGTGGATGCGCGGCTCTTTCAGATCAATCGAGAGCGCGAAGCCGCCCTGGCGAGCCTGGCGCAGTACGCGCGCTCCTACCCGGTGTGGTACGCGGCGCAAGTCCTCGCGGTGCAACTGACCTACGGCAACATGACGGCGGCCGCGCAGGGCCACTTCACCACCGTGAAACAGGCTGCCGAGGCCGCCGGTTTCGCGTTGCGATCAACACTCCAGGCCACGTCCGCCAACGCCACGACCCTCTACGCCGACATGCTCGCAAGTGGGCAATTCACCTACGCCCAGCTCGTCGCGGCCGGCCAGGCATCAGCCAATGCCCAGCAGTTGGCTAACGGCGGGACGGCGCTGACTCATGATGAGCAATTGCGAGAGACGGCCCGAATCGCGGCCGAGGCATACGCAGCGATCACGAGAGCTGCTGTAGCCTCGGACGCCGAGATCGAGCGGGCCCACAGGGCATCGGCCGACGCCCAAAAGGCGGTGGACGAGGCCGTGCTCAGGGCCCGACTCGGCCATGCAGCAATGGCCCTCGACGCCGCCTCCTCAATGATCGGCTCCATCTTCTCGCACAACAAGTCGACGGCGATCGCGATGGCCTTGATCGACACCGCGTCGGCCATCGTCAAAGCCATCGCTGCGACCCCCTTGCCCTGGGGCCTGATCCCGGCCGCGGCGGCCGCTGCCATGGGCGCCGCCCAGATCGCGACGATTCGGAACACGAACCCGGGCCACGCCCTAGGCACGCCGCGGCTCGACTTCGCCGACTTCGGCTCGGAGTCCTTCCAGCCGCTGCACAACCAGGAGGCCGTCATCCCCCGTGGCGGCGGACACCTGTTGGCCGGCGAGATCGCTGACTCCATGGGTGGTAGCGCCGAGCTGGGGGCCAAGCTCGATCGAATCGCGGACCTCCTCGAACGACAGCCAGCCGAGATGCGCAAGGCCTACCGCAACGCGTTCCTGCTGGACACGGCCTGATGGGCGAGACCGTCACGATCGTTCCGCGCGTGGAGATGATGTTCGGCTCGGACTGGGTTGACGTGTCCGACGACGTCGTGTCCCAGGTCGAGGCCGCGTGGGGCATCCACGGCGCCAATCCGAAGCAGCGCATCGCGGACCCTGGCACCATGCGTTTCCAGCTCGACAACTCCAGCCAGAACAGCGGTGGCGTGCGCGGCTATTACACCATCGGGCATCCCGACGCCCGCGCGGGGTTCGACGTCAAGACGCCGGTCCGATTCGTGCTGCACAACGACCTGCTCGGGGACAAGGTGCGGTGGGTGGGCACCATCGAGGGCGCGAAGCCGGGCGCCGGAGTCAAGGACCAAACGGTCGACGTGTCCTGCGTCGACTGGCTGGAGGAGGCCGCCCGGGCGAAGATCAGCGGTCTGGGCGTCCAGGTCGACATCCAATCCGACGTCCTCTTCCAGCTCCTCATCGACGCGGCGGACACGCCTCCGCCAGGCGGCACGCTGGTCGGGACCGGTTCCGACGTCTACGAATACGCCCTCGACAACGTCCAGGACGAGACGACGACACTGATCGAGGCCTTGAACAAGCTCCTGCTTAGCGAGTTCGGGCTTTCCTACGTGTCGGCCGGCGTTGGGGTGTTCGAGGGCCGGCGGCTTCGCAGCGGCGGTGGCGGCGTGCAGCTCGCGCTGGACGAGGACGAGAACCTCATCACTCTGTCCACGGTGAACGGGAGAGACGAGGTAATCAACCACGTCCTGGTGTCCGTCCACCCGCGCCGCACGGACCCTGTCTATGCGGTCCTCTTCAACCTCGGCTCCTCTCTCGATATCGTGCGCGGGACGGAGATCACAATCAGTTGTCCCTACCGCGACCAGAACCAGCAGGCCCAGCGCGTGGGCGGCCTCGACATGCAGGACCCGGATGCCGGCGAGGGCGACTACTCCTTCAACGCCGCCGAGGACGGGTCGGGGAAGGACCTCACGGAGCAACTGACCGTGACGGCGGTCTTCGGCGGGAACTCCGCAGCGGTGACCATCGCCAACAACGGGCCCAACGACGGCTTCGTCCCTCCGAACGGGCTGAAGCTGCGCGGGATCGGCCTATACGACTTCGAGCCTGTCATCGCGGACCGTTCGGACGTCGACAGCATCCTGGCCTACGGAGAGTGCCCGCTGGGCTATGACATGCCCTACCAGAGTTCGCCGACGAACGCGGGCGACCTGGCGCTCTTCATCCTCGCGCTGAACAAGACGGCTCGCGTGCGCGCCCAGAAGGTGACGTTCATCGCCAACTGGAGCTACACGGAGTGCGAGCAGGCGTTCAACCTCGAGATCTCCAACCGCGTGTCTGTGACCTCGGCGCCCTCAGGGCTCGCCGCCGAGCCGTACTTCGTCAACGGCTTCCGGATGGTCGCGCACATGAGCGGCCTGGTGACCGTGACGTTAGACCTGGCGCCGACGGACACAGCCGAGTATTGGCAGCTCGAGGTGGACGGCAGGACCGAGCTCGACGAGACGACGGTGCTCGGCTACGGGCTGTTCACCGCCGGCTGGATCCTCAACAGCTCAGAGCTTGGGTCTCAGACGTTTTTGAACTGAGGGTGCTATGGCTTGGACCGCACCAAGATCTTGGGCTCAGGGCCAACTCGTCGAGGCTGCCGATCTGAACGAGCAGGTGCGGGACAACCTCGCACACCTGAAGTTGCTCGTGAACGACGACGGCAAGATCCCGATCCTAAGTGACACCTATCTAGCCGATCTCTCGGGAGCGAATCTCACAGGAGTCGCCAAGATCGCCGCGAATAACGACTTCACGGGGGTAAACAATTTTGGCTTTGGCATAGGTGCTCGCCTGATCCTTCCGACCGGTTCCGATCGATGGGCGACATGAGCTGGACGACGCCGCGCACATGGGTCGACGGGGAAGTGACCACGGCGGCTCAGTTCGATGCCCACATTCGCGACAACCTAACGGTGCTGAAGGTCACACGCAACGCCGAGGGGCGGCTGATAGAACTCTCTAGCACGACCATTGAGGACCTCACCGCACCCGATAAAGGCATGGCGGGGGTTGGGAGTAACAACAACTTCACGGGCGGGTCGACGAAGTTCAGCGGAGCCGGAAGGTTGGTTCTTCCCGTCGGTGCGGACAAATACGTGTCATACCCCTTCGGCCTTCGTTCGGGATTCTGGGTCGAGGGTGACTATCTGCACCACGTCCAGAGCGACCAGACGACAGAATGGCATTATCTCGGCGAGTACGTATCGACGCCAGCGGGCGCAGTGCCAGGCTCTATCTGGGTCGAGGGCAATTACCTCCACTACATCGACGCCGACGGCGACGAGCGGCGGTGTCTCTCGGCCGGCGTAACGGGACACGCCGACGCGGCTGCGGTCGGCGGCTCGACATGGGTCGAGACGTTCGTTCACTGGATCCGTGAAGCCGGGGCCCTGGAATGCCCGGGACATGCCGACGTCGCCCATGCGGACGGGTCCGAGCACAACGACGGTCACGGGGACCTCGCGCATGCGGACTCGCACGCGGACTCCGGCCATGCGGACTCGCACACGGATGGAGCGCACGCCGACGAGCACTTCGATGTTGCGCACGCCGACGACCATGACGACCACGGCGACACGCTCGACACGCCCAACCACGCCGACGAGCACTTCGATGTTGCGCACGGTGACGTGCACGTGGACTACCACTTCGACACGCATGCCGACGAACCGCATAGCGACGACCACAACGACTCGCACACCGACTGGCATTTCGACCACGAGGATTATTCCGACTCCCCGACGCTGAACCAGCCAACGGTGGTTGTGTGAGTGTCGAGGTGAACATCGTTGGGACGCGGTGCAAGATGGCTTGCGCCTATTGCTACCAGTTGCCCGTACGCGTGGCGACGAACAACCGTGCACTGCGCCTCCTCGACCATTCGGCGATCCGTGCGGCGGTCGTAGCGGCGAACCCCGGCCCTGCCGGCTTCAGCATCTTTGGAGGCGAGCCGCTTCTCGCGGCGATCGAGGATCTCGAAAAGCTCTGGACCTTCGGCCTCGAGCGCTACGGGAAGAATGGAGTCCAGACGAGCGGCTCGGAGATCGGGGAGGAGCACCTCGCGCTGTTCAAGAAGTACCGGGTCCACGTCGGGTTCTCCATCGACGGGCCAGGGGAATTGAACGACGCCCGGCATGCCGGCACGCCAGACCAAACCCGCGCGGCCACAGCTCATTCCGAGGCGATGCTGAGGCGGTGCCTGGCGGAGAAGGTCGGCGCGTCCCTGATCGTGACCCTACACCGCCTCAACGCAGCGCCCGATCGACTCCCGCGCCTTCTCGCCTGGTTCCGCGATCTCGACGCCGTTGGCCTCTCCAGCGTGCGGCTTCACCTCCTGGAGCGAGATGGGCCAGGCGGCGAACGCCTTGCGCTGACATCGGAGCAGAACACGGCCGCGCTCTTCGCCGCTCGCGACCTGGAGCCGTCTCTCGCTCGACTAAAGTTCGACGTCTTCGCCGACATCGAGAAGAAGCTCCTCGATCCGACTACGTCGGCGACGTGCGTCTGGAACGGCTGCGATCCCTGGACCACGCCGGCAGTCCAGGGGATCGAGGCCGATGGCTCGCGGGGCCTATGCCAGCGCGTCCACAAGGACGGGAAGCAGTGGCGTCCGGCGGACCAGCACTCGAACATCCGCCAGGTGGTCCTCTGGAACACGGCGCAAGAGGACGGCGGCTGCCGCGGCTGCCGGTTCTTCCTGCAGTGCGGCGGACACTGCCCGGGCACTGCGATAGGCGGTGATTGGCGCAACCGCTCAATCGACTGCCCGACGTGGTTCGCGCTCCTGGAGCGAACGGAGCTGGAGATGGTGGCCCGCGGAGAGCAACCGGCCTCACTCGCCGCCGACCTTGAGGCGCGGATTGAACGCTCCCTCGTCGGAGCCGCTGCGCCGAGCGGCCATGGGGACGCACACGGAGACTCTCCACACGGTGACGATCACGGAGACCATACGGACGCGGGCGACGAGGGGCACGCATGACCGACCTTCCCCGTGAGTGGTGCCGGCCACCACAGTGGCTCGCTGGCGATTCGCGCGAGGCCTGGGAACCCGTCCTCCGTGCCGCCCAGGCCGCGTGGTCAGGGCTCGAGCTCGTCTCGATCACCGAGGGCCTGCGCGAATCCGCCATCGTCCATCTCGAGGCTGACGATCTCGCGCGCGCCGGGGCTGACGTCTCCCGGGTAGGCTTGGCCCTGTCGGTGCTGGAGCACAAGGAAGGCTCCTTTCGTGCGGTCGTGCACCATCCCCGCCTGGCCGCGGCCTGGCATGCGGCCTGGGCTGCCGGCGATCACGAAGCGGTCGGCGTGCTGCTCGGCTTTCCGGCCTGCTGCCGCGCCTTCTTCTCCCGCGAGTGGGTCGCCGCCGGCTCCTACCGCGACCTCACCTTCGCCATGGACACGGTTGATGGCCCGTGGGAGGCGAACACGATGCTGCGCTGGCTCGGCGTCCGGCTGGTGCCCCACCTGCCCTGCAGCAGCTCGTGCGCCGAGACAGTCGCCCAGGCGCGGGCCTACCTGGAGGCGGGGCGCAGGGCCGGGGTCGACGTTGCGTCCCTGGAGACCGTCCTCAGGCTGCCAGTGACCCACGATGCGGCCAACGAAGTGGCGATCGTCAGCACGCCGCACTTCCGGTTCCTGGCAGGCGCCGACCGTGGGGCGAAGCGGGCCGTGGCCCGGAGATCCCAGGAGGAGCCCGGGAGCTGGACCGACAACGGCTTCGCGTCCCACGCGGCCATGGACCAGGCCCACGGGGCAATCCTGAGAGTGGTCGGCTGGGAGGCGCGGTCCGGGCTCGACCTTGGCTGCGGTGATGGTCGACTCTTATGGAGGGCCGCCCGTCCAGCCAGCGGGCCCTGGGATGGGGTCGAGTCCGACCCGGGCAGGGCCGAACGCGGGAGCCGCCGCTACGGGCCGCTGGTCACGGTGACCACCGGGAGGATCCAGGACGCCGACCTCTCGGCGGCGACCTACGACGTCGTCTTCTTGATGCCCGGCCGCCTGGTGGAGATGGACCCGCTGGAGGCCGCCAGGATCCGGGCCGCGCTGCCGGGCCTCGGGCGCCGGCTCGTCTTGTACGCCTACGGAGACTGGCTCGCAGACGGGCTACCGGCCCTGGCTGAGCGAGCAGGCCTGGGCGTGGTCGGAGACGTCGCCACCTCGCCCGGCACGGCCGCAGCGGAAGGAGTCGTTAGATGAATTGGAAGAGCCTACTCGGCGGTGGGTCTGCAGCGCCCGAGCCAGAGCCCAAGCCCGGGTTCGCGGACTTCGGTCCTGGGGTCCCGGCGATGCTGCACTCCGACCAGGTCGTCCCCCACCCACCCCCCGCCGCCCCAGGCCTCGAGTGGTGGTGGCTGGTTCTCCACCGCGGCCACGAGGCGTTCTACCTCCGCGCCCTGATGGCGGGAGACTTCGCTCCGGGCCACCTACCACTGCCTCGGCACGCCAGGCCACTCGACGCGGCCGCCGCCCCGCCGCCGGCATGCGGCACCTGCGGAGAGGTCCCCGCCGCGGCAGATCTCGAGGTGGTGGAGCGCTCCACGGGAGCCAGGCGCTTCCTGGACGCCTTCCGAGCCGGGCGGGCGAAGTGGCCGAAGCCGACGGACCCGGCGAGCTGCTGGGAGTGCTGCTCTCGGACCTTGCCCGCGATCCACGACGTCGACGGCGTGAAGGTCTGCGCCGGATGCGCGGCCCATCTAACGCGCGAGAGGAGGTGAAAGGGTGAACGGCTGCTCGCGGTGGTACGAGGCCCAGATATTGCACGAGCAGCAAGACGCCGCCAGGTTGCCGGGATCGTTGTTCTTCTTGTCGTGGTCGAGATGATGCACTTGCAGCTTCCGTTTCAACTCGCCCTGATGGTTGCCGCAGCGACGGCAGTAGTGTCCATCACGCTCAAGGATCGAGCGCTTGAACTTGCGCGTGAACTCCGGTCCGTAGGGCAGAGTGCTCACGCCACCTCGCCAGTGTGGACTGTTGGGCCCGCTGTTCTTCTCGGCGATGCGCCGCAGCACTTCGGGCGGGTGTCGCCTCCCGTAGAACGGATTGTTCGCTCCTGCGAGGTCGCGCTTTCGAACGGCTGCCGTCATCTTGGCGATGGTCTCAGGCGCGTGCTTCCAGCCATGCTTCGTTTGGTAGACGCCTCCGTTGTTGCGAAGGCGGGCTACCTGCCGGCGAGCGATCTCCTCGGCGGGGCGCTTCCGTCCGCGGAGCGCGAGGAGCGGGACGCCTGTGCGGGCCCGATTGAAGGTGGCGACACGCTCGGCGTTGAACAGGGTATGGGATGGCGCCGGGTTGTGCCCGTGAGCATAACGGGCCGGGCGCAGGTTCGTGTCGAGAGCGCGCAGCATCCTGCCGCACCCGCACAGGCATGGGACCTTCGGCAGCAACTCGGCCGCAGCCAACTTCCGTTCACGGTAGCGCTTAGTGATCTCGGACCTAGTAAGCATATCGCCAGGATATCACGTCCTTGGCCTTCGCTGGAGGTGTGAAATCAGCTACACTCAACCTCGCACGTGGAGCCCGGGGGAGACGGTCACAGCCTCCCTGATGAACGCGCACGTGCGCGACAACCTCAATGCCCTGGCGTGGAAGGCGATCATCGTCAGCATGGGGAGCCCGGACGGGGACGCGCTCACGACCGGGGTGAAGGCCCGCGCCGACATCGCCGGCCCCTGCAAGATCACCGGCTGGACGATCTTCTCGGACGCGGCCGGCTCCGTGGTCGTCGACGTGTGGAAGAGCGATTACGACAACTTCCCGCCGGTGGTCGGTGGCACGATTGCGGGCTCGGAGAAGCCGACCCTCTCGGCCGCCCAGAAGAACCGGGACCTTGCTCTCACCACGTGGACCGTTGTCCTTGCGGCCGGGGACGTCCTCTTCTTCAACCTCGATTCGGCGAGCACGGTCAAGCAGGTGGTCGTTTGCCTGCACCTGGAGCCAGTGTGATCACGACCCTTCGGCCAGCCTCGCAGGGGAATTACAACAACTGGACGCTGGGCGCTGGCGCGTCGAAGCCGGTTGCCCTCCAGGGCCCTAACGATGACGACGCGTCGTACATCACGGCCAGCACGGCGGTACGGGACAGCTTCGTTCACGACGGCCTGGCTGCGTGGGTGTTCGGCATCACGACTCATAGCGTTAGGCACTACTCCAAGTCGATCACCGGGGGCGGAGGTGGGAACTGGCCGGTGGTCTACGGCTTCCTCCGTCGGGCGGGCGTGGACTACGACGGCGCGGGCAACACGATGACCGCGGCTTACATCAATAGCGCGCCTGATGTCGACCTCATCTCCGCCACGCCGACACGGGAGGAGGTCAATGCGACTGAGATCGGAGTGTGGCTGACGTCCGCCGGGTACGGGGACGCGAGGACTTCGTCACTGCGCTGGCCTATCACGCACAAGGTCGCGCCACGTGGTTTCGTCTGCATCATCGGCCAGTGGCTGGGCCCGCTCGTCGCGGTCGGCCTGTCCGAGATGCGGCGCCTGGCGATGGAGCTGTCGCGACGGTCACCGCATCTGATCACGCCTGACGAATACATGACGGCTTGGCGTGAGTTGCGGGAGGCGCGGAACCGGAGGTTCTACTTCCGGCCCGCGTCTCGGCTGTACGTTCCGGCTGGCATCTGAATCGCTGGGCCTACTTCTGGCGGCCCCTAGAAGCCGTCGGCGAAAATCAGGTCGTTGCTCCGCGGGTACTCGATGGCATGCATGCGGCCGAGTTGATAGACCCCGCCGATCCCGGTCTCAATGACCACCATGGCGCGGGCCGACCCGAGGACGGTCAGCACGTGGCCTTGGTCGTTCCCGAAACAGCCGTCCTCGCTGAAATCATGGCCGCCGTGCCAGTAGAGCGCCCCCAGGACCGATGGCCTCTCTGTGTCCGAATACCCGAACAGGAAGCTGTGCATGCCGTACATCGAGGAGTGGTTAGGCGGGGGTTCATTGTAGCTGATGAGGATCGTCCTACTCCACACATCTGGGTCTGAGTCCGAGTAGTAGCCGAGGCCCTGTGCCGGCGCGAAGAATCCAGGCACCTCCGGGAAGAACCCTCCCGGATAGGCGTCGCCGTACTCGGGCCAGATCGTGGTCCACCCCCCGGGCTCGTGGGTTGACCCGGCCGATGCGTAGTAGGGCATGAAGTCAGACGCCGACCTCTCGGCCGGCGGACCCGTGAGGAACGCGTACCCGTACACGTCTCCGGACCACTGGCCAGTGTCGAGGTTGATGGCGCGACGCAGGATCAGGGATGCGGCCTGCGACCCGACCTCCGGGGACCACTCGAATGAGAAGGTCGCGCCCTCCACGTCAGGGAGGGCCACGCGCAGCAGCACGCCGTCCCACGTCCACGTCCCCTCACGTTGCAGTCGCGAGAAAATCCCAGCCCGGATCGGGCCCGGCACGCAGTCGGGGTCGTACAGCGGCGGGAGGTAGCCAGGAGTCAGGCGCATGGCGTTGTGGTGTCGCGTGGTGGGAGACGTGTTCCCGGCCACGGTGGCCATGAGGTCGGCGAGTGCGCTGCCGTCGGGGCGCAGGAAGACGTAGCCGACGAACGCGGTGCTCCCGTTCGGCGTGCTGTAGTACCCGTTGGAAAGGACGTAGCGGCCGGCGAGCGTCATGTCGATCGCGCGCGCCGTCGCCCGCGCCGTCTGGCCTCCCGCGGTCAGCGTCGCCTCGACGACGCCGCCCGGAGCCACCGCGCAGGTGGCAACCTCCCCGGACCCGGACGCGCAGCCTGCCCAGGCGTACGTCAGCCCGGGCGGCGGGTCGACCACCTCGAAATGCGCCGTGCAGGGCGCGACGCACGCGCCGGTCGAGCGGATCTGTACCGCCGACAGCCCCAGCATGATCACTGTGAGTACTGTCGTCATCGGCCGAGCCTTGCGTTGTGCGCAGCGACGAACGACTGCGCAGCAATGACGGCGACCGGGACGGCCCAGCCGAGAACCTTGTTCCGGCGCTTTGGGGACCGCCGCATCTTGTGGGACCAGACGAGGGCTCCGGCCGTCACCGCGGCCTTGACGGAGTAGAGGGCCAGGCGCGACCCAGCCAGGGGCGCGAGGACTTGGTTCTGCTCGGTGAACCCGCGCCGCTGGAAGGCCATCGTGGTCTCGACGTCAGCCACCGACGAGAGGACCAAGGCAGACCCGAGGAGCAGCGACTCCCGGGACAGCAGTCGGGTCTCCCGTTTCGGCCCGGCCGTGCCGATCGCTACCTGCGCCCAGGTGGCCCCCTGCGCCGAGCCTGCGCCTGCCAGGGCGAGGCGGCCGGGGGCTGAGGCCTGTTCTGCCACTGGCGGGTCGATGGCCAGCTCGACCGCGAACGGCGATGCGGGCGCCTCGGCGGACCAGGCGGGAACCGCCAGCACGACCAGCAGAACGACCAGGGCTAGCTTCTTCATTTCGGTCCCCCTCTTCACGTGGTCTCCTCGGCCAAAAGTAGGGCCGCCTCGATTAACTCCTGCCTGGCCTCGATGGCCACCGGATCCAGACGTTTGGCGCCACGGAGTATCGCCGCGATCTTCATCAGTCTCGTGACGAGACGGAGAGCGCGTCGGTTACGTACGTTCTCTTGCGGCGTGCAGGCCCGCAGGTTCTGGCGGCGATTGTCGAGCGTGTCCCCATTGATGTGATCCGTCATGAGATGGGGAGGCGCTCCCGCGATGACGCGGTGCATCAGAACCAAGTCCCGACGTCGATCCGTTGAAAGCTTGAGCCGCCGAGCGGCGTAGTAGCGCTTGCCGCTCCTGTGATGGGCATACCATTTGAAAGCTGCCAGCGTGTCATGGTCGGCCGCGTCCACGACTGCGTAGAGCCCCCTGGTCAGCGGTATCCTCGACTTGCTTGTCAAAATGCCCTCTCAGAGGTGACATGCTGGTGACTGGGCCTGGTAACTTGTTGGGCTGTAGGTACTAGATGACAAGTTCGGAGTCTATCGGGCGCTCGCATGGGCTCGGACCCTCCTCGCAGTATCAACGCTTTACGCCTTGCCCACCACCAGCGGGCGAGCCCCTGAGAGCCCCCGAGGTTACCGTGGAGGTGACAAGGCCGAGCTTGGAATCGACGACGACGAACACGACGTCCCCCGGCTCCAGCAGCGTGAACTCGCTGACGACAAGCGGCGCGTTCGGGTCCTCCACCGCTGACGGTAGAGGCTTCTCCTCGCTCATGCCTTGCGCTCCTTCCGTTCCGTTCCCAGCGCGCGCGCCTCGATCCTGGCCGCCGTCTCCGCGCTCCCCGCCGGCAGCCAGGAACCGAGCGTCCTGCAAAACTTGCGGGCCGATGTTTCTTCCACGAGCCTAATATAGGCCCTTGACATCGTGAATGCAAGCACCTATATTGACTTCGTGAAGAGAACAGAGATGAGGTCGGCACTCAAGAGGCTGGGCTGGAAGCAGTCCCAGCTTGCCCGATACCTCAAGGTCACCGACGGGGCCGTGAGCATGTGGCTGAGCGGTCAGCGGCCGATACCTGGCCCGGTCGAATTGGCGGTCAGGGCGGCCATCCTGGGCGCTGTGGAGCCCATCCAGGGCCAAGACCGGGAGTCGGCGTGACCGGCGGCTGGCTGGCCTCGAAGCTGGGGGCCGCCGAAGCCAAGCCGCAGGCGAAGCGCAAGAAGGGCGAGGCCGAGTAGGTGCTGATCTCGGCCATCACCATCGGAGACCGGGCGCGCCGGGACATGGGCGACCTGCGAGGCTTGGCCGACTCCATCGCGACCCATGGCATGCTTCATCCAATCGTCGTGCGCCCCGACGGTATGCTGATCGCCGGCCATCGGCGCATCGAGGCTGCAAAACTCCTTGGCTGGGATGAGATCCCTGCGACGGTCGTTGACGTGGCCGACCTGCTTTCTGCCGAGCGGGACGAGAACGCGGAGCGCAAGGACTTCACGCCAAGTGAGGCGGTCTCCATTGGCCGGCTGATCGAGGAAGCGCACCGCGCCAAGATCGAGGCAAAGGTCCACGAAAGCGCGGTTCTGGCGGGCAAAAAGAGGCAAGGCAGCGACATGTCGAATCAACCACCCGCTGCCATCGGACCGACTCGTGAAGCGGCCGCTCGCGCCGTCGGAATGGGCCCGATCAAATACACCCAGGCCAAGGCCGTGGTGGCCGCGGCCGAGGCTGACCCGGAGAAGTTCGGCGACCTCCCGGGCCGCATGGACGAGACGAGCAACGTCTCGGGCACGCATCGCGAACTGGAGCGGCGGAAGAGCAACGGTGCCAGCGGTCGGCATCCTGTCCACCACCACAGTCGACGCCGCGACCAGACGAAGGAGATGGAGCGCGCCATCGCGCATATCGAGGGCGCGGCCAGCGTCTTCGGGTCCATCGACGCAGACGCGCTCGATGAGGGACGGAAGCCCGAGTGGATCTCATCGCTCGGCGAGGTGCGGACACAGATCGGCCGCGCCATCAAGAGGCTGAGAGGGGAACGCGAATGACGAAGCACGAAGTCGAGAAGGTGAAGGCGCAGGGGCGCCGCATGTACCTGCCCATTTCCTGCCTGGAGATGGACCCCGCCACGCAACGGGCCCTGAACAAGTCGTGGGTCAAGTCTCACGTCACCGACTTCGACCCCGACCTCTTCGGAGAAATCGTGGTGAGCGTCCGCGGAGGCCGTCATCTCATCGTCGACGGCCAGCACCGGGTCGAGCTTCTGCGTGCGATGGGCTGGGAGGGAGACCAGAAGGTGCCGTGCCTGGTCTACGAGGAGCTGACCCTTGCTGAGGAAGCGGCGCTGTTCCGCGGTCTGGCTGACCGCAAGGCACTCCGGGCCTTCGATGACTTCCGCATCGCCATCGTCGCCGGAGAAGACGTTGAGTGCGACATCGACCGTATTGTCCGGGCGCAGGGGCTTTCGCTCTCCGACGCCAAGAAGGACGGGGCCATCTCCGCCGTGGGGGCGCTGCGGCGCGTCTACTCCGGAGGCGGAATCGCTCAGGGATCTCCAGTGGCTCTTGCCAAGACCCTGAAGGCTCTCAAGGCCGCGTGGGGTACGGATGCGACAGCGTTCGAGGGGCCGTTGATTCTCGGCGCCGGGCTGGTGCTCCTGCGGTACAACGGGAAGGTCGATGAAGGGGCGCTGGCCGCCAAACTCTCCAAGGCAAAGGGCGGACCTTCGAGCATGGTCGGCCGCGCCAAAGGGCTCATGGAATCGAAGCATCGGCCCCTCGGTCACTGCGTGGCCGCCGGAATCGTCGACGCCTACAACTCGGGTCGGCGCGCTGGGAAGCTGGAGGACTGGTGGTCGTGAGCGAGCCGCTTCGTACCCGCCTCCGGGCGGCGGCCGACGCTATCGCCCAGGCGGTCGAGGACGAGCTGGCCGCGCACCACTCGGGGGAGGCGCTGCTCACCCTCCAGAACGTGGCTGACCGCCTCGGCCGCCACGAGTCGACCGTGAGGCGCGGGCTGCGGCTCGGGACGCTGGACCTGCCGGTGGTGCTGCTCGGTGGCGACCCGCGCGTGCGCCAGGCGGACCTCGACGTGTACATCCGCGGGCTCGCATACCGGCGGAGGCTGCAAGAGGCGGTCGGTATCGTTTGCGCCAGGAGGACAGCGTGAGCCGCGTGCGGTGCATGGTCTGCCGCGTCACCCTGTCGCCCGGCTCCGAGCCTGCGTCCGATGGGCTGGGACCGTGCTGCTGGGCGGCGTACCGCGCGAAGAATGGCTTGCGGCCGCGACCGTACCCGCTGACCGCCAACAGATCGGAATGCCCCGACGTACCCAGCCCCGGCAGCCGGCGCCCGGGAGACGTAGCGCCGGCATTGATTCTAGATGGCGGCCGATCCGCGGATAAGCGCTGCGTCAGCACGCCGAACGCGGCCCGAGCTGGGGGGCGGAATGCCACCCCGGCACAGCACCCCGGGGGCGAGATCGGCGCCTCCGGGCCTTCCATCCCGCCGCGGGGTGCGATCCCCGCTAATCCCACCCCACAACTCCCGCCCGCCGAATGCAGCGACCGGCGGGCCTCCAGCGAGGGGCCCGCCCCTTCCTTCGATGAGGTGAGCGCATGAGCACTTGTGGCCGCTGTGGCAAGGACGCCTTGCCCAACCAGAGCTACGTGCTCTATCACGAGGCTGGCGGCCGAGCTGCCGGCAGCGATAAGCGCATCGTAGTTCACGGCGAGTGCATCGCGGAAGACGTTGCCGCCGGTCGGATCACGCGCGTCTCGGGCTTCTCCTTTGAATACGCCTCCGGTGGCTGCGACGGATGCGACGACGGGGCCAGCCAGTGAGCTTCCCACCCTCGCCGAAGTCTGTCGAAGCGCTGCGGCGCAGTCAGGCTCGGAACGCTGCGCTGCTCGCCACGTGCATCAAGACGCGGGGCGAGCTTGGGGCGCGGGTCCTGGAGCTTGAGGACCGCCTCGCTGCGGTGGTGGCGATCCTTACGCAGGGCGAGGAACCGACGACAGCGCTAGGGCTCGCCTATCGTGTAGCCGAGGCGCTCCGGGCTGCGGAGGTACGCCAGTGAGCGCCGCGCAGTCGCGCCTCGATGCGCTGGCCGACGCTGAGACGCTGAGGCGGTTCCTGCGGTCCACCATGACGCCGGATGCCTGGCGGTTCGGCGGGCTCTGCTACCGATGGCCACGGCGGGGATGGGACCTGGACCCTGTCAGCGCGAAGCATAAGGCTGCCGCCGCTTTCCTCATCGTTCCTGGCCTGCGAGGTGAACCATGAGCGCGTCGCAGAACGCCCGCGACCGTGAGCACCTGGCCCGGGTGCGGGCTGCCGCGCCGAAGCTGCTGGAGGCGTGCGTGGCGGCGCGCGACTATCTCGTCTGGCTCGCGGACGACAGCTACGCCCCGCGATGCGCGCGCGTCCAGGAGCAGTTGACCGCAGCCATCGCCGCGACGCAGCCGCCGGCCAAGCGGAAGGGGCGGAAGTGAGACGCAAGCCGCCCGAGTGCAAGCACCCGCAGCTACTCCACTGGGGTCGAAACGGGGGCGTCTACTGCCCGACGTGCATGGCTTGGTGGATTCGTAGGCGCGACGAGCGAGGCTCTCTCCTGGTCAAGGTGGGTGCGCCGCTGCCGCGCAAGGGGGCCAAGCCATGATCGTCCTACCCACGGTCTGCCCGATCTGCGTCCGCTCCAAACTCATCCCGATCCCCGACTACCTCCACACGTCGTGGCCCTGCGCTCTCCACACCCAGCAGCCGCTGCTGTCTCCCGAGTTCCTGCGCCAGAAGCAGCGAGCTATCAGGCGCATCGAACGCGCGTCCCTGCTCCAGCGTATCGGGCAGGACCTCGTGCTCGTGATGCTGGCGGGCGTGATCGGCGGGGCTGTGGGCGCGGTGCTCGTGATGCTGGTGGGCCGGTGAGCGACGCCCCCGCCATCGTCCTCTCGCCCCGGGATCGCTGGCTGGCGGAGCGCCGAACGCTGTTGACCGCGTCCGACTGCGCGGCGGTGCTCGGGGCGGATCCGCACCGGGGCCCTCTTGCGGTCTACGCCTCCAAGGTCGCGGACGTCG